ATGCCGATCGCAAAGACGAGGACCACCAGCAATCAGAAGAGCCACTGGGCAAGCGTCAGTGACGATCGCCTGATCGATCTGGATCTTGAGATCGACGACCCGGAAGCTGTCGGAGGGCTCGTGCTAGAGGTTCCGGTCAACTACCTCGATGCCCACGTGGAGTACAAATACGACCATCGGGGGGAAGACGTCGAGAGATATACATGCGTGCACGGGCATCACAAACACAAGGCCGGGTTTGTCATGAACGTCGACGGCACCAGGTTCATGGTGGGGCACATTTGCGCCAAGTCGATCTACGATGAGGACTTCGACCAATACACCGCCGATTTCGACGCTGCGGTCACGCGTCGAGACGCCTTGAGGCGGGTTCGCGAAATCCGAGACGCCGTGACCCCGTTCGTCGCGTGGCTTGACACAATCGCTTCTTCCGATGTCTGCAAACAGTTCAGCCGGCTCCGCGGTCAACTAGACCACCAGATGGGCTGGGTCTACGACAGCTTGCCCGCTCTTGCTGAACTCGATCCGCGCATCACCAAGGCGGAGCTACCAAAATATCTTTGCGCGGAAAAAACTGATATCAAGTTGGACTTCGAGAAGCTGATGAACGAAACGGCCGGGATTCAGATTCTGCTCGTCGGAGAGGCGGAAAAGATTGCGGGCGCCATCGGTGCTTTGAGGGCTCGCCTAGATGGACTTGCCCGTCGGGCCGAACAGTTCATTGACAAGCTGAAGGACGTCGAGCGATTTTTTCAGCCGGCCTCGCTGGAGACGATCTGCAGCTACGCCAATACGGAAGACAACCCGAAGCGGCGACGATATCAGGCGGGGATGCTGTCCATTGCGGTTCGTGGCATCGACAAGTGCATCATCGAATGTCCAAAGGGCTACGCGGTGCCGAGCCAACTGCCAATCGATGCTCCTCGTACTGCGTTGACACGAACGGTTTGAGGAGAAGTCGGATGGGAGAGGCAAGGCGCCGACGTCAGGCAGCGGATCAACGAGGCCCGATCGTCTATCACCATACCAGCACCCTCCGGACAAATCTGATTTGGATGTCTGGCCAGATTAACCTGGAGGGGCAGTCACCGCCGGTCTATCACCCGCGACTTGGCGAGCTCGGGACCGATGCTTTGAAGCGGCGGGCCATGAGCGATTTTCCACCACTGGCCTGGTTCACGACCCGGATTGAGGTGCCGAATTGCCTTCGGAGAACTTCGATTTTTTACATCGATAAGTACACCGGAGAGCAAAAGAAACAGGAGGGCGATAGGGACATGAGCGACGTGATTGCGCTCAACCGGCTGGCATTGGGATTCCCGCTTGGTAATTTGCCCTTCACGCGTTGGGCCGATTATCCAGGCTATTCGACAGCTGAGGGACGCGATCTCAATGAGTCTGCGATCGAGGCAGGTGACGATCCGTTGAACTGGTATGTTTCAGAACAACCGATTGACGTGTTGCAAGCGGTCGAGGTGTGGAGTTCTCGCAAGATCATTAATCCCAAGCTGGAGCGATGGGACTGGTACTTGAAAGACGTTCACCACATGGTCAAAGGTTGCCGTGAGAGTAAGATGTATATTCCGCCGGCGTGGCTTACTCCCGCTGAAGCGAAGGCTTTGTCAAACCGAATTGGTTTGCCGGCGGTTTATGGAAGCGCGGATGCTTCAAAACGGATCATCGATTGAACATTGCGAACCTCCCGGACCGAAGCCGGCGAACCACTCATGATAGATGTGCAGGGAAAGTCCAGTGTGCTGCAGGCTGCAAGCTCCGGCCGGGTGTTCCTCGGCTGCAAAAAACGGTAAAGTTACGATAGGAGAATCACCCCATGACAAACCCGGTGAACAAGAAAGTCGATCGCGAAAAAGTAGAGGCGATATTCGCATCGGATCCGAAGCGAACCAACGATTCTATTGGTGTCGTCTTCGGCGTCAGCCGCGAATGCATTCGCGGTTATCGCGTGAAATACGAGCGTCAACAGCGTAATTTGGAACGTCCGGCGCCGTTCATAGCTAAAGTTCGCGAGATCACGAAAAAATACGAGGAAGAGAAGGAACGCCGGAAAGCGAGCGGCTAAGGCATTATTGACAGGCCGCCCGCATAGCTCTGCCCTAATCCCAGAGACCGCGGCTCACCGTGTCGCCCCTGGTCGTTGATCCGTCCTCGAACATGACTTCGTCTAACGAGACCAAACTTGCATCGCCAAATTTGGCGAACTTCGGCGGAAACATCCGATTACGATCTTGAACGAACGTTCGAATATGAGCTGCAATCTGATCTCTCTGCAGCCTGCCTTCGAGCAGTGCCATCATGATTGTTTGCGCGATATCGTCCCGAGCGTCGGGCGGTAGGTGGCGCGGCACCATACCTACGATCTGATGGAAATCATTGGTTCCAGCACGAGTGATTTCCCTTTGTGCCTTCTCCGGATGATAGCGCCGCATTTGCGCCCGGCTGCCGGAGCCAACGGAGACCGACAAAACGAATTTATGAAACTTGAGATTTTGCGAGCGGAGAAATTTTAATTTGCGAAAGCTGAAGATCGGCTCACAGACCCTCTTGCCATTTACCCTCCCATTGCAGACTTCGGTGATAGATTTTCCTGCATTCAATGCGGCCGTCGCCTGCTGGATCTGCTCTTGGGTAGGGGGCATCGGCGCACTGTATCGCTGGTTCAAGCAGGTCCGACACTTTCGCTCCGTGCGACCGGGAGAAACGTAAAGATTGTCGCCGATCAGCGCGTGACCGTGGATGCAGTGGGTTCGGTTTCGATTGTATCCCTTGAGGAACAAAACATTTTTTTTCGATATCTTCCACGCCTCTTCAGCCCATTCCGGGTTCGAGGCGCAGTGCTTCTTGAAGCGATCACCGGGCACCATCGGTGCTCCGCATTTACCTCCGCCTGTCAATTTTCTGATTGTGCTTCCTGCTTGCAACCTCGCCATAAATTCATCCGCGATCGGAGGCGGGATCACGCCGGGCGGGACATCGCGCCATTTCGCTAGGCCGACTTTAATGTTGTCACTGCGCGAAGATTGAACAGCTGACCTTTTACTTACCATCTGTCTGCTCCGTTGAAGCGCATGATTGCGCCAATGCGGAGCCGAATCCTGAGTCGCGGCGGGCCTATGGCGCACTTTGCCATCCCCGTTTCATAGTCGTGGCGGGCAGATTTTGAGTCGCAAGGGAGGCATGTCACGACCGGCTGCAGCCCTGCTGGGTTCCTGCCGCAACATCTAGCGGATTCGACTCGCCGATCGGCCTGCGGTTTCATGGGCCGCATGTCCACCCTCACCCGCCGCCGCCATCCCGATCGCCAGCACTGCTGGGACGTCTATTTCGGCGACGTCCACATCGGAGACGTCACGGTCCGGCCAGGCGTGCCGGTCCATGCCCACCAATGGGGCTGGAGCATTGGCTTCTACCCGCTCGATCAACGGGGAAAGAGCCGCGGCGGTACAGCGGAAAGCTTCGACGCGGCCCGCGCCGCCTTCGAGGCAGCATGGAAGACCTATCTCCCGCTGTGCACCGAGGCCGACTTCGCCCAGCATCGGCGCCAGCGTGTGTTCACGGCGTGGAAATATACGATGCACGACCGGGGTCTGCCGCTGCCGACGCAATTGAGCCGTGGCCGGTCGCGCTGCTTCTGCGGCGCCGAGATCGATATTGCAGGGGTCGATCGGCATATCGAAGACGCTCATATGACGCTGCAGCGGGCATGAAGCTTCCCGCAGACCGCCTTGCGCCAGGCGGGATGCCCTTGTGGCCTATCCACGAAATGCCATTGCTGGGTGGCCTTACTTCTTGAGGGGTTCTGGTAGGACGGCGGCTAACGGCAATACGTACAGCGTCCGTCCGGCCTCATCTGCAATTACAAAGGCTCCCGGAACCCTTGGTTTGCGGGTCTTTAGAGCTTCACAGAGAAATTCCCGGGCGGAGTGCTCGGCCTCTTGTTTGGCAGCGTCGACATCTGGGAACTCGGCTCCCTCGTCATCGTGGAATATCTCCTCGCCATCCTTTAAATGGAAGTAGAAACGTCCCATCCGACACCTCCTTCCGACAAGAGGCAACCGGCTGTTGTGTTGATCGTTCCGGCATCATCGGCGCGCCGATCGCGCGTTTGAAGATGCCCACATGTCCGACAGCCTGCATGACGTAATCTGTGCACTGCATGCAGGCATCGCCTAACAGACGCGACATAAGTCGGGTAGCTGACACAGCACAAGTGAGCGTTGTTTTTTGACTCGCTATTGCTCTTCTTGAAGCCCAAACTGGCTTTCATCACCGAACGGTGGTGACCGTAGGCGTCGGTGGATAGCGCTTTCGCCTGCCCAGGCTTGAGAGCGCACATGCCACATGCAAGAAATCAAATCCTAGACAGGATAACCCGTGTCGATCTCGAAGACATGCGGCCCCGGCTCAGAGTAGTTGAGCTCAAGCACGGTCAGGTGTTGGCGCATAGCCGACAACGAGTGCAGCACGTGTACTTTCCTCACTCAGGAATCATCTCATGCTTGGTTGAGATGAAAGGTGGTGAGGCCATAGAAACAGGCATGATCGGTAATGACGGCGTCTTCGGCGCTGCTCAAGCGCTCGATAGTAAAATGTCATTGCATAAAGTCGTGGTGCAGGCGCCTGGCTCGGCAACCATAGTGGATGCAGACCACCTGAAGGCGGTCACCCAATCTTCGCCTGATTTGCTGGCTCTCCTTATCAAGTATGAAGTCTTTCTCACGGCCCAAATTCAACAGACCACCGGCTGCAACGCCTTGCACAATATCGAGCAGCGCATGTGCAAGTGGCTTGTCCGGATGTACGACCTCGTTGGTACGGAAATGCCGCTTACGCAGGAGTTCATGGCGCAGATGATGGGCGTGCGGCGAACCAGTGTCACTGGAATTGCTACTCAGCTTGCAAAGGAAGGCCTCATTTTCTACCGGAGAGGCAGGGTCAAGATCCTGAGCATTATGCGAGTGGAGGAGCGAGCGTGCGAGTGTCACACCGCCGTTCGTGAGCAATACCTGGAGCTGTTCGGACGCAACAGCCCAGGGTTCCAAACTCCCATCCGGGAGACCGGCTGACTGAGCTTTCCTGAGAACTTCAATGTCGGTGCGGGTTCGACCTTTTCAACGGCATGTATTTCTATCCAATCGCGCTTGGTCAGCAGCTTGAATGAAACATCTTCATCTACTCCGAGGCCGCCTCAGTGGCCTGTTTCGACCTGTATTGGCCTAAGTTGAAATAGCGACTGGCCTAATTTGAAAAATCGCCACATTCGGGATGACAGTCTTATGTGCTGTTTGGTACATAGGCCGCCCATGAATAATCCGCAAAAACCAGAATCCCCAGCCTGCGCCAAGTGCGGCGAGCAACCCAGGTTCGTCACAAGCATGATGGACTCTCAGAAGGGGCGGACATTTCACATGTTCCTGTGCAAGTGCGGCGACAGGACTTGGACCTCGGAGAAGGCGTAAGGCCTTTTTAAGAGTCGTCCGGCATTTTTCCCGCCATGATCAAGAACACCTTCGACGCAATTGTAGCGTTGCTGGTCGCGTGGACGTTCGACCAGCATTTCGCTGCGGGTTGGTGCACCGAGGTCGCACTTACGGCGCTGCTGAGCTTGCGGCAGTCCTTTGGCTAAGGCCGCCCGTCCCTGCGCATGGGCAGCCGTCGCTTCACCCGGCTCACCAACGGCTTTTCAAAGAAGCTGGACAGCCACGTCGCAGCGGTTGCGCTGTACGTCGCCCACTACAATCTCTGCAGAACCCATGAAGCCCTGCGCACGACGCCAGCGAAGGCCATTGGCGTGGCGGACCGGGCTTGGACCATCGGGCAGCTTGTGGACGCGGCGCTTGCCCGTTGCCCCTGCTATGCCAGCTGACGAGCTTGCCAGCCCGGCTGCGGAGGGCATCTAGCTCTTGTGCTGCTTCGCCGATGGCGCTATGTCGGATACCGAGCAGACTATTTCGCAGATAGCCATTAAGGTGGTGGATCACCGCCCCGTCTTCGGCAGCATTCGGTGATGTGAGTAGACAGCACTCGCGCCTGATCCAGCGTGAGCGTCATGCCCAAAAATACTCCTCCTCCAATATGCCCGAATTGCCGCAAGCCCATGCGCTTCCTGCTTCGGAAGACGGGCGGTCGCAAATTCCAGTGCATCGATTGCGAGGGCGATGATCCCTTAAAATCAGTGGAAGTCACCAAGCTCCTAACAGGCGAACTTCGACCATTGACGTAGGAGCCTTCGTGCACATCGGCGCAATGACACGATCCGAACTAGCCGGCGAGCTTGCATGCCAGCAAATGGCAAATTCATCCCTGTCGCTTTTGTCGGCGGCCTTATTTTTATGTGATTATACGGAGTCCACCCGCAGAGCACCGATCCGCAATTGCGCGAAATGCAGCACCAAAATGATCCACCTGAGCAATCTCCCCTCGTTCAGGGGAGGGGCGCCGGTCCGAATTTATCGCTGCTACGGCTGCAACAATGTTATTTCGGAGGATCGGTAAAGATGGGGCCGCATTTCAGTGGATGCGTGGCAACAAGTAAAGAACCGTCATCCCCGCGCCATTGGATCGCTCAAGCACCAAAGTGTCGCCAGGTCTCATTTCCGCTTCCATGGCATCACAGCAATATGCGGACCAAGCGCTTCCGGTAACGATAGATCGGCATAGTTCACCCGAAGTAATCAGCACGTCGATTTGGCCGCCTGCCGCAGCGCGGGTCAGCTGGGCATTCAACTCCTGCCGGAAGTGATCGGTTGATACCATTTGGCGTTCCTTTAACTAATCACGCGCTTATTCCATACAAAAAGCCAGTCTCGAACGCGATGGTCTTCGACCTGCCGCAAAATAAAGCCCCTAGCTGAGCAATACAGCACATCCTTGTTCGCAGGTTGGCGCTATGGTCGCGCATGTCCAAGCGCTCAATCTATCTGCGAGATCAGGCCCAGAAGTGCGAATGGCACGCGCGCCAGATGACCGCCCACGACATTATCTCGGAATTACGTAGGCTTGCCGCGGATTACTTGACCGAGGCGGATGAAATCGAGCGCGGCGAAATGTCTTCGACCAATAGGCCCTCGATGCCAGAAGGCACAATCCCTAGCGGCTAGACTCTTATTTCCCTATTTGTTCTAATACGGCATGTGGTACTGGCCTGTTTCCATCCCTAGTGGCCTAATTCGAAATAATGAGTGGCCTATTTTGATTTTTAGAACGAACGCCAACGACCCTTCCTGTGAAGTGCTGTGAACAAGTCGCAAATTTGCCGCCGTCCGTTCTCAGTAGAATAACAGGGTACCAAGCATCCTCTGTTTAGGTTCACAAGTGCATATACTCGGCATTCGTTTTGTGGATTGATTGAACTAGCATCCCGAGCGGTCCCAGAGGGAAGGATGCTGTTCCGGGATGTCAGGGACTCGGGCAAACCCTCTCCGGGTCCCGCCCCTTTTCTGCATCTCTTTGGAACGATCCTGCGATTGGCGCATGGTTGCTCTACTGGGGGCTGTTCGCAGAGGAAATAGCCATGGACAGCACAGAACATTGCCGTTCTCAATTGGCGGAATGCCGTACGTTGATCTCTTTGGCGCAGAGCGAGGCCGAAGCCACGGTCCTGAAACTTCTTATCCGTAGTTGGGGTATGATCGCCAATCAAACGGACCGATACGCAGAACTCCTCGACGCCAGAAAGTAAGGCCGCCTCAGTTCGCTCCCACCAACCGATAAACGCCGAAGCTTAGAAGCATGGCTACTAGAGCGGTGGAGGCGCCCACCACAAGCAGCCAATCCTGCTTCGTGAGCTTTTCGTATTCAATCATCTCGGTCCCAATCAAAGTCCGGCGCAGCATCGCGTGGCGATCGATCTGCATCTGAGAATACCCGCCCGCGATCATCTTGGCCGCGGGCGGTTGCCACGTCGGGCCGCTCCACTGAGGGGAACAAAATCCGCGGGGCTGAGTTTTGAAATTTGCCCCGGCCATCGGGGCGGTACCCCAAACTCACGGCTCCTCGCTCATCCCCCGAGCGTCGGGCCGTTTCTTTTCACCCGGCAACGTCGATGACTGGCGTCGCCAATCCGCGGTGACAAGAACGCCTCGCTCGGCTTCTTCCGCGATTTGATGCAGCAGCTTCGCCTTTTCCTGGTCGGGTTCGGCCAGCGCCAGCCTGCGGTATTTGACGGCTCGGGGGTTACCCATAAACATGACCTCGACGCTAGAAACTGATGCCCTCAGATAAGAAGTTTTCTGCGAGAGTTGAGTCCTGCCTCCTTCCTAGTGGCCCAGATGGCGCTGGGCATTGCTGACCGGGCTTGGCCCATCGCCCAGCTTGTGGATGCCGCCCTCGCCGTTACCCCGGCAATGCCTACGGAGCCGCCCCCGGATCGACGCCGGAAGTTCAGTAATTCAAGGCGGCGGAAGGCCCCTTGAAAAGGCTTGAAATAGCAATAACTTACGTATAGAATCTGAATTTAGCTGCCAGCGGCAGTCCGTCGCAACCAATTCCGCAGAATCTGGTTTAGTATGTTTAAACGTCCCGAAGCCGTAGACTCCCCGCAAGGGATTTGAAATGGTTCCCCGAGATTTGGGGATTAGGGCAAAGAGGCTAACATGTCAGCCAGGGCCAAAGCCATCGGTGCATTTCTTGTTTCTCGTGACGGCGTAGCCGCGTTGCGTGACGCGGGCTATTATGCAATCGGCGCGGGCTTGCTGGTTGCTGGAATTGTTGGTCTGCGCGATTTTGCGCAAGGAGATGGGCTTATCGCCACTCTCGTGCAGTCGTCCCCGCTAATAGCGACGGCGGTGGGCGCGGCATGGGCAATAGCCAAAGCGTAGTTTTATCCACACCTTGGATATTAGCTTCCAATTCAGGGGTGATTGTTTCAATCGCCCTGCTCGTCGCGATCGCATGGCTTATGACCCATCGCCGCCGCGTAAACCCGACCTTGCCATTCGCAGAGTTCGCTAACGGCCACCGGTCTGATTTTTTTCTGGTGTTTAGTCGCAGCGTTGTGATCCTCGTCTCAGTCGTCATTTCCTCGTCGTATGTGTTCGGCTCCGAAGGCATGATGAATGCAGTTTTCGGCAAAATGCCGAATACCTACATCGTCTACATATTTTTGTTCATGGCTTATGACGCCTTCTGGAAAGTGGTCGGCCAATTCTCTGGTGAACTCCACTAGGACGGTGGCCTACTTCGATTTAGCGAGTGGCCTATTTCGGCCAGGCCCCGCACATGACGCCAGGAGGGCCGCTGGTGCGTCTATGCCCGGAAGGCTGTCCGACAACCCACCGCGGAAAACGAGAGGCTGCATGCCTCGTCTAACGTATTAGTGATCAGGGTGGTCGGCCCAGGCCGTACAATCGCCCACAATGAAGCAAAAGCTCACAGGCTACTGTCTAATAGAGGCCTGCGCCTCTAACGGGCGCGGGTTAGCTATCTCAAATGAGGGAGCAATCCGATGTGTGACTATAGTCTGCACGCTGTAGCAACGCGCCCCGCTCAGGTTGGAGAGACGCTGATCACCACGACATTCCGCGGCACGTCTACCCGCGGCTTCGCGTCGGAGCGCGAGCCCGCCGTCGCGGTCTGTATGCTTCCAGGGACCGAGCTCGCCTTCGCAGACAACGTCCAGTACGACAACCGATGGATGTGGACCAAGGAAATCAATTCCCGGGTCGGGAAATTCGGCGCGATTGAGCCCGACGTTCCGCACCGGCACCATGACGGGATTGAATTTCCTGACGGCAGCAGGGTGCTGGTAACACAGCTCTCTGAAGGGCAGCGGGTCACCGTGCTGCAATTGCCCGTGGTTCATCAGGTTACGAAGCACGCGCAATCCCCGGCCGACACAACCGCGGCGACGCCGGTCTTCGTTGATTGAAAATGGTCGTGTGGATCCCCGCGGTTCGAGCCCGCGGGGCCGCTACCGATCCACCTCGCTCGGATGCACCCACGGATACGGCGTGATCTCACGCTTCGCGGTCAGCTTGATCATGTGCACCGGCGGGGCGTAGCGACCCTTCCGGCATGACCGGCATTTCAGCGCGGCCTCCAGCTTCCAGATCGGCGTATCCCGCGGCCGGCGGATGGCATTCAGCGGCAGGCTCGCGCGCGTCTTGCAGCGGTTGCACTCGACCTCGAGCCAGGCCAAGCCTCCGTGCCTTCCATCTGCACCGACCATGCGTAGGCCTCAGCGCGATCCGCCTCACGGGCGGCTTTCGCGCGGGCTGATCTCGACGCCAATGAACAAGCGGCTCAAGTCTAGGAGGAAACGCCCAAGGGGCAGTGATGGCGCAAGGCGCCCGCACACCCTATGCAAACGAAACAGTCCGACACGTCACCGTGCCGGGCTGAACCAAGGGATGGCCCTGTGTGGGTTCAGGACGCTTTATTCTTTTTGGAAGCACGGCAAACGTCGCTGCTCTTACCCGCGCCCGGTTTCGCCGTCCTTTGCCATTTGCCGTCAATCAAGACCAGCGGTGTGTCACAAGGGCCGCAGATACAGTCTGCATTATCCGGACACGGACCCTTACACCGTTCGGCGGCGCTCATTTGTACGTTCGGATTCTCGATGCCGGCTGCCGAAGCGTTTGAAGCGGGCACCAGAAACAGCAAGCTTCCCAACAACGCCACACAATATCGGTTGAAATTCACACTAAGCGCCATTTTTATTTCCCCCGTTGAGGCGAGACTTTCTAAGGGCTCTTAGTTGGCCCGCCCGCGTCTCCGACAGGAGACGATGTACGGTACGAGACAATTATCCGGATAGCGAGCCAAAAAAGCGTTTCAAGGGGGCTTACGTGTAACAGTCACCAGCGCGGATACGTTCACCAGAACGCGATCGTCAAACCCATTCACCCTAAGGCCATGCCGGTGATCCTGACGACGGACGAAGAACGCGATGTCTGGATGCGAGCGCCCTGGGCGGAGGCCAAAACCCTGCAGCGGCCCCTGCCAGACGACGCGCTTAAGATCGTTGCCCGCGGTGCCGACAAAGAAGACAAGGCGGCGGCCTGAACGTGCATTGGCCTGGAACGAATCCGCCGAGCCGCGCTTGAATCCCGGTTCTGTTGCGGAGTTGATTTTGTGGCGTTCCAGCGGAAAAAACCGGCGGCGATCGGCGTCAAGGCGCCCTTCCCCGGATTCATCGAGCCCGCGCTGGCAACCTCGATAGAGCGGGTGCCGGCCGGCGAGCGCTGGATCCATGAAATCAAATTCGACGGCTACCGGGTGCAACTGCACCTTGCCAACGAGGCCGTCAAAATCTTCACCCGGCGCGGACACGACTGGACCAGGCGCTTCAAGAAGGTTGCCGACGACGGCTGGCACATCGGTGCCGGCTCGGCGATCATCGACGGCGAGATCGTGGTGCCGGCGGCCGACGGCACTACGGACTTTTCCGTGCTGCAGAATGAACTAAAAGGCACGTCCGACAAGCTCGTGATGGTTGCTTTCGATCTGCTCTATCTCAACGGCTACGATCTGCGCAGGCTGCCGCTGGTCGAGCGCAAGGCGCATCTGAAAAAGCTAATCGCCGGTACCGAACTCCAGTTCAGTGAAAGCTTCGAGGTCGACGGCGCCGAGATGTTCGCCCATGCCTGCGGTATCGGGCTTGAGGGCGTGGTGTCCAAGGTGCGGGATAGCCGCTATTCCTCCGGCCGCGGCAATGACTGGGTCAGGAAAACCTGCGCTCAGCGCGAGACGCTGCCGATCGCCGGCTTTGCGCTGAAAGAAAACAAGTTCGACGGAATTTATATCGGACGGCTGAAGGGCGACAGCCTGGTCTATGCCGGCAAGGTCGACCACGGTTTCGGCAAGACGTCCGCTGCCGAACTGCAGGCGCGCCTCAAGCCGCTGATCCGAAAGACGCAGCCCTATGCGAAGAAGGTCGCGCACCGCGCGGTCTGGGTCGAGCCGCAGCTGTTGGCCGAAATCGAATACAGAGCGAAGTCCGCCCAAGGAAAGGTGCGGCATCCCTTCTTCAAAGGCATCCGCGAGGATCTATGATGGACACCAGCGAAACCAAAGACGCGTTCGATCAGTGGTGGGAATGGGCCAACAAGGATCGAGAGAACGATATGACAACGATTCCGGCCGAAATCCACAACGCCGTCATGACGCTAACGGAAGAAGAGCGGCAGGACCGCGCCATCGTCAACGAGGCAGTGCGAACCGGCGGCAGTCCGTGGCGTCCGGCCGGTAGCGCCGACCGCTATGGCGTGCCGCGGGCGGAAGAATAAGAACGCCGCGGCGGCTAGTTCCATTGGTTCCAATGTCGACCCATGAGCAGACTCGAGCGCCGGCATCTGGTACGCAGGGGCATCACCGCCCGGTACGTGACATTCATCGGTGACAGAGAGACGCCGTCGCGCTCCCGTCCTAACGCGGAGCCGAGATGGCCATTACACCCACCCTAAAATCAGTCCCCACGTCTCCGCTCAATGTTATTTGCCGTTGTGGGGCTGCGCCTCGGCTCGCGCACAAAATTCTAGACCCTCGCAAGGGCGGCACGTTGCGCATGTACAAATGCCAGTGCGGACAGCAAATGTGGGTAGAGCACCAGGAGTAACCTGGCTTCGCCAGCATTCATTGATCCCCATAAACAGCCTCCAAGCTCGACCGGAACACAGGGCGGTGGAAGGCGAGTTAGCCAAATAGCCCAAATGCCCAACCCGCTATTCCCAACAGCGGGATAAGGGCTATCCCAAAGAAGAGGAGCGGCGAGGGCTCGTTGCCGACGGGATCAACTGGTTCATTGTCCTTCATACATTCATAAAGCGTGCTGCCCCTCCCCAGTCCCTTCAGTTCCCTTGAATCGTGCAACGGTGCGTCGCCGATAAACCGCAGTCATCTGCGATACTCGAATCAGACACACCCCCTGACGCAATTGGAAACCAAATGAACGCCGAGGAACTCGCCCATAAATTCAGACTGAAAGTAGCTGCGGCCGTTGTCGAAAAGGACAGGCAAGAAGTGATTGCACACGACAATGAGGCAAAGCGAACGGCTGACATGGAGCATTGCCGAAACGCGATGGAGAAGGAGGTCATACCTTTCCTGGAGGAAGTGAAGCATCACTTCGGCGCCGATCAATTCTCTTACGCAACCCAGATCGAGAGAAACGACCATCGTCCTGTTGGAGTCTCGTTCATCGTCGGTAACGGAGCTCCGACCAGTATCACAACCGCCTTTGGAAATATCATCGTGACACGCGTCGGCGACAGCGGAACGAAGAAGGGCACCCCCTTCGTCTACGCGCCCGAAGCCGAGCCTTACATCTCGAACTCCGGCGATCTGACGAGAGATAAGATTGCGAAGCTGCTTGAAATGGTTATTGACGACTGAAGCCCTGATAAGGACGAAGAAACCCCCACGGCCGGGTGCTGGCCTGTTTCCATCCCGAGTGGCCTAAGTTGAAAATACAACTGGCCTAATTTGGATAGTGTACACAAGTGAACAGACACATGATGGCTGGTTCCTTATTAGGAACCCGGGGAGCCACATGGCTGAGTATCGCGCGTATATAGTTGGGCACGACGGTCGTTTCATGCGATCGATCGACCTCATATGCCCGGACGATGAGACCGCTAAAGAATACGCCAAGAACCTCGTTGACGCTCACGATGTAGAACTCTGGCAGGCTGACCGGAAAATCGAGGCGTTCAAGCACGCGCGAGAGTAACCGCCTCGGCGACAAGCATCAGCCCGGCGCCGAAGTCGGGTAGAGCGCGCGGAAGGTGCGGCCAACCACGAGCCCAAAATCATCCAACCACTTTCGAGCGGTAAGTCAAATGCTATGAAGGTTTGGCGAACCACGCGACCGCCAACAGTTCCGCAAACGCTTCGCGGACTTCACCGACCAAACTATCCGGCGGCATAATCATAACGACCGCATCGGGTTCAGTCGGATGCGGAGTTCCCACAACTGGAACGATCGCATCTTCCAGCCCCTCGTCCGCGCCGGACGCGATGAATTTATGGCCCGGGAAGCGAGCTTCGAGCCCGTCGCTAACAATCGATTCTTGCTGCAGCGTGGCGCCTTCATGCAAGGCGAACAGAAAATCGGTCATCGGGGGAGTATGCGCGAGAAGCCGCAAAACGCAAAAAGGCCGCCCGGGCGTTACGCCGGACGGCCTCTTGTGCGACTGCCGGCTCCGGCTGGCCGGTTCCGTCGCGATGGTTTGATGATCGGAGCTTATGGTTAACCGCCGGTTAACGACCTCCTGCCGGCGTAATGAGCAGCTCGCTGGCTTCGGACCATCCCGCTCCAGCGACGGAATACCGGGTGGACACCGGCCTCACGGTTAAGCCGGCGAACACTTTCCGGATTTCGGGCGTGTCGTTGATTGACAGCACAAAGGCGCCCTTCAGTCTCCCCAACGTTTTTGCCATCACTTCAAAATCATCGAACGAAAACATGCCCGTGCCGTAGTCGGTTTCGCAGCCGGCATACGGCGGGTCCAGATAGAATAGCGCTCCCGGCCGGTCGTATCGTTCTATGAATGCCTGCCATGGCAAGCACTCGATGATCACGCCGGACAGTCGTTCGTGGATGGCCTCCAAGATCGGGCCGAGGCGCTGAACATCAAAGCGAGCAGGACCGCGCTTTTCCATCCCGAAATTGCGGCCGGCAACCTTCCCGCCAAAAGCCAGGCGCTGGAGGTACAAGAATCGCGCCGCGCGCTCCAGGTCCGTCAGGGTGGACGGCTCGGTGCCGATCAGGCGCTCAAATTCTCGCCGTGACGTGATCTGGAACTTCAGCGTCTCCATGAACTGCGGATAGTGACGCTGCAAAATCCGGAACAGCGTTGTCACGTCACGCGAAAAATCGTTGACGATCTCGCATTTCGCGGCCTTGGTCCGGCGGAAGAATACCCCGCCCATCCCGACGAATGGCTCCGCATACAGGTCGTGTGGAATCGCTACAATCTCTTCGACCAACCGTTCGGCTAGCCTCTTCTTCCCGCCAATGTAAGCCGCGGCTGGGCGCACCGGCACGACGGTTCTTAAGTCCTTGTTCATTGTGATGCTCAACCTGATAGCAAGCTCCCCGGCCCTAGCGTGGTGCTCGGCGAGCTGGCATTGAGCCCAATTGATGTCAGGCGGGACGGCCTCAACACTGCCCCGTGGATCCGGAACGTTACAGCGTTCCGACCCTCGCCGCTTTCGCAGTCGAGATTGGTCGTTATCGCCGGCACCTCTTGGCCTTCGCGATATCATTGTCCGAAACGCCGCGGGCTCTAGCCTCTGTCTCGGCTTGCTTGTCGCTATTCGCCATCGCTCGGCAGCCCCGTGCGAGCCAGCAGAAGACCGCCGACGGGTCATCCGGCTTGCCCTTTGCGAAGGCGGGTTGCAGCGAGCAGGATGGCAGGAGGCACGCCAAAGCCACCGTAAACACGGTTTTGATCATGTGATGCTTCCTAGATTTAGAATAGCCGGGGGGATTCCACGACGAGGTAGGCCACGACCAATGCCAGGGAGGCGAGCCAGGGCCAATTGCCGAAGCTGGGTTTCGACACCGCGCGGATTTTACACAGCGACCCGATGGCGATTATCACCGCGCCGACAAGCAGAAGCATCAGCTGCATGAGGCTCATGCTCCCGCCTTCAAAAAACCGGCGCCAGATCCATATGACCCCTGCTCTCACCACAACGCCGAGGTCAAAGACATAGATCGCGACAACGAGGTGCATACTCGGCGGCAACCGAAAGAACCAATCTCTTAAACGAAGGTTGCGGGCCTTGTGCTCACGCGCGAGGTACACCGTCAGGAAGACCAGAAAACACCCGGCCAGAATTACTCCGACGCCATTTAGGATTTCCAGCGTCAGCGACGGATCGAGGCGGAGCATCATTATTCCGGCCCCTTGTAGATGCGCGCTTCTTGACTGATTTCGAAGGCATCGGCGACCAACGCAGGATCGTGTGCCTGAAAGAATAGATCGGCTAACACCGCCTTAAAGGGGTCTCGCTGGTTTGCTCGCTCCCGCATCTTCAGAGTCAGCTCTTCAGCGAGGTTAATTGCCTCGTCGGCTTTGTGGTGACCTTTGTTCTGACCGAGGAGCCAAGAACGCAGGCTCATGTCCCGCTCCGTTTCCCTGACAGCAAACCCTTCAATTCGGTGAGCAGCACAAGGGTTCGCTCCGATAAGGTTTCCAACTTCGCAGAGGCCGCTTTCCGATCCGACCGCTCCAGCCACCACAAAGCGGCAAAGATCAGGGCCGGCGATGCCGTCGCTAATTTTTCTAGCCATTCCGGCAGCATCTCGTTCCCGCTACTTCTTAGCCGCGTTCGCCTGCGCAATAGTCGCTTGCGCCTTCGTCACGGTGTTCGCCTTGGCGCTCTTCTCAAAGGGTCGAAGCCCGAAAATTGCCAGCGGAATCCCGATCGCCAGATAGTCAAACGGGAACGGCAGATCGGTGACTTGTATCCCGATGAACTTCGCGACGCCCGGCATGGTATGGTTCAGCACCAGGCAGACGAACCAGACCCAAGCCGGCGCGACATAGGCCGGCCTGATCCATGACGTTCGCCGGTCCGCGCGATCGGCAAGCGCCAGCGTGGCCTGCAGCTCGGCAAATCGCGTATCGGTCCTGAAGCCCTCTACCGTGATTTCCGTCGCGGCCTTTGTGGTGATGCCGTGCTGATCGGTCATAGCCTTTTGCTTGGCCGCCCAGCCGTCCGCGACCTTGCCGGCGATCGACGTGACGCCACCGATCGCGGCACTGGCCGCGCCTCCCATCAACCATGTGAACAGCGCACCCATCAGCGCGCCCTCTTCTTGGCAGGCTTAGGAAGCTTTGGTAGCTTCTGCGGCACGGCTGGCGCAACGATGGCGGACAACGCCGGCGACGGCCTGGTCCCCTGCACATAGTTGCTTTCCGTCGCCACCGTCTTGGCCAGGTTGGCGTCGATCGTGTCCGGCGGCGTGGTGGTGTGATTGCGCAGATAGTCGGTCAGCCGGCCGATGGCCAGGAAGATCAGCGGCGCATACTGGCCGGGAGTAAGAACGGACGCTGGCCCGATCGGGATGGCTGGCAGAATGCCGTTCAGGTCGATTCCGCCGCCGCCGATCCATTCGCCGGCAGCGTTGATCACCGGCAGCGCGACGCCGAGCCCGTCCATCAACCGGGCCAGCATCTTCGTCCGCAGCCCCTTGAACAGGACCAGGACCCGGGTGCCGAATGGCGCGTCTTTCAGTTCCGGAGCGTCTTTCAGGTAGTCGCGCCAGCGCTTGTATGCCGGCCGCAGGATCCACGCGCCCATCAGCACGACGGCGAGCAGCACGATCACGGTGAAGGTCATGTCAGGTAGCCTTTCGTTTCGTTAAATGGGGTTTCCCAGCGACCCGTTGCTTGGCCTTCCCGGCCGGTTTCTTTGCGGGCTTTCCTTTGCCCCTACGCTTCGCCGCGGGCTTGCGTGGCGCGCGCTTGCGCCTTGCCGGTGGCAGTGCCGGCATCGACGCGCCAGGCGCGTCCTGCACCTTCGCAGCGCCGTCCAGCAGCTTGTCGTGATAAGTCGGATCGCGATGCAGCCACGCCTTCAGCATGGGCCAGCCGTGGCGCCAGGCGAGATAGAGGACCATGACCAACAGGACCGCTTCGCCGGCATAGGTGACCCACTCCAGCAGGCTCCAGCCCTTGTGCAAGCCCGTCGCGATACCGCCGGAGCTACCCGCAACAACTGCTCCCTTCAGCAGATCATCGGCTGTCTTTTGCGAACTGGTCGGGGTTTCGGCCGCGAACTTCTTCGCGTCCGCCAGCGCGTTGTTCCACCGGTTGATCAGGCCCTTGCGCAAGTTCGGCCGCGGCCCGGCGACTTCATCCTCATAGGCTTCCCGCGCCGCCCGGAGCTTTTCCAGCAACGCGCCAGGCTCAATCTTGGCCAGCGCGTCACGCGTTTCGGTCCCGACCGTGCCGTCAACTCCGACGCCGAGGGCCATTTGCAGGATCTTCGCCGCACCGGTCGGACCTCGATTGAAGACGCAATCCCGAAGGAAGAACTCCACACCGGCATTCGTCGACCAGCCCGCCGCGGCATCGGTGTACTGTTTCAGGTATTCGGCCGCCGAGGCCTCAGCCTCGTCGAATTTTTCAGTAGCGATCAAGTCGCGCAGGTGCGCCGCCTGCACCGGATGATAACGGTCATTGATGCCGCCGACTTCATAGGTCCCGCCGCCGTCGTTCGCCGGCAGCTTGTAGACCGCCAGGTGACCGGCCTTGTCGCGCCGCGCCTCATAGCCCAAGATGACGCGACCCATGCGGGTGCGACGATCGGCGGTCGGCACCACCTTTGCCGTCACGGGTTCGACAACACCAGGGACCGGCCGCGCCGACTTGGGCTGCCGGCCGCCGTTGTCGACGAACTCAAAGTGCATCCAGTCCGGCCGGTTCTTGTACCACCCGCCCCACATCGCCCCCTGCCGGACAAAGGCATCGACGATGAAGTCCGGCATGTTGCCGACCTTGCCGAGCGCGTTCTGTCCCGCGTTGAGGTCGATCGCCGCAGCATAGGCGTGGTTCGACCATTTGGTTTCTGAGCCGCGCACCTTGCGAGGGTTGTAGGCGCCGAAAAACTTCGACGCGCCCGACGCATCAATCTTCGCCTGGTCGTGCTGGCAGTAATCCCAGATCTCATTGAGTGCTGCGAGCAGCGCCGGCGCGCACTTCTTGTGGAAGCGGATCGTGTTGACCCGCTTGCCCTCGTAGTACATCGCGAAGGGCGGCGTAACCGGCACCATCTGGCGCTCAATCTCGCCCTTGCCGGGGTCGCCGTAGAAGGCGTTGCGGGCTTCCTGATTGTCTTTTGGCCAAGTAGCCATAGTCCAAAGTCCCTTCTCTTAAGGGTGTTATCGACCCCGGAGGGGCCTTGTTCGCTGTGGGGTTGTGGTGGTAGGTTCCGTGCCGTTTAAGGCAGGGGGAACATTATGTGGAATGATTGGCTATCAGCCGGTCTACTTTTGCTTGCAGCTATTGCCGTTACTTACAGGGTCCAAGAGCGACGCATTAAACGGCGGGCCATCGACATTTTGCCCATCCCCGAATCCGATCGGGCGGCGCAAGATGCCGATCGAAAGATACGGCGTAGTTTCGGCTAGATCGGCAGGTTCGCGGAATGTGGAACCTGATAAAGATTTTCCAGATGGCCGGCCCAGGCGACTGGCGTTTTTATTCCCGGCCGATGAGCGATCTTAAAATGCGGCGCCGGGACAGCGCTGGCGAATGGGAATATCGAGAACCGACTCCTGCTGAAATCGAGGAGTTTGAAGAGCTAGACGCTTGGTAGGCGCTCATATTACCCGTATGATGTAATTGCAGATGATGGTCGGCGGCACGTTGGGATGAGCAGCACCGCCACCCTGAGCGGCATTGGTGATCGTGATCCCGGTATTGGCGGCTTGAGTTGTATTCCCGTTACCCACAGAATTAGTTCCGCTACCCGTGGTGCCGACGATTCTACCGCCAAGCCCACCTGAACCACTATCTGCGCCCTCGGCGTGCACATGCCCCGGATCGATCAATGTGTTGACGTGCGTATGCGAGGCGAGTTGGGCAGTCGTCAGTGTGTGGCTTTCAGAGCCGCCAACCGCCCCAAGATTCACCGAATTTCCCCCGAAATGAGTCGACGTCAGCCGCGTCGCCGTCGCTTCCTTCATTGCTGAAACGCGGCCGGTCTTATCCGGCACGTTGAAAGTCGTCGATCCATCGCCCGGACCATACGTCGTCCCCCAACGAGCAAAGGCAGCGGCGTAGACGGTTCGGCTTATCGCCTGCCCTGCGGGGAAAATAAACGCGCTGTTCGGAGCGATCGTGTCCCAGTAGTCCATGCCGCCGAACAGCGGGACATTGTACCGATTACCGAACATGCCGTGCAGATAAAACACCTGGTCGGTGTTGTTGTAGAGCACCAGGTAGGGCGTGCCCTGAATCAACGTGCCGGCAAACAACTCGACCCCCGGCACGGCGCGCATTGGCCTGAAGCCAATGCCGTCCACACTGAGCTGGCATAATCCGGTGTTTGTAGCGTGCGGCGTGAAGGCAATGATGTTGCCATCGAGTTCCGCCAGCGTTGAATATTTCCGATAGCTCGACACGGTATAGTTGACGGCGTTACCGCCGGTCACGATCGCGCCAGCAATGTCCTCGCGAAGCATCGCCCTCGATGCCAGGGGGCTGGCCCCGATCTCCTTGGTGCCGGCGCCGAAGGTGCCCTTGGCCTCTTCGACCGCCGTCAATGTGATCTGGTTGGTCGCGCTACGGGTAAGGATCCCCGTCCACATCGCAACGCCAGGCTCGGCAACATAGCCTTCCGTGCTGTCGCCGACGTTCATGAACGACGCAAAACTGTTGTGGGACAGATCGACGCCGGCACCGGGCACCGTATAGGGGCCGTTGCCGGACGTGGTCGAGATTTCGAGGATGCGCGCGCGGGGACGAACGAATGCCATCGGTGTCAGGCTCCCGGCCGCACGGCGGCCGCCGCCGCGTCGATATCTTCCTGCCGCCAAGTGTCGGCAATGGCCGCGATAACGCCTGCGATTTCCGCCGTGGTGTATTTGTTGCCGGCAACCGACAATGATTGCGCGGCGACATCCGACAGCGAGCGGGAGACACCCGCAGCCGTCTCTCTGGAAATCAGGGTTCCATCCACCGCGGTCCGCACCGTCTCGCGATATATCGTCACAACCGGATCGCCGCCGAGCGGCGTCTCGATGTTGATGCGCCAGGTCCGCTCCTGCGACGTCACGACGACGCTTTCCGTGCCAAGTGCTAGTGCCATGTGCTTCCCCCTGTTAGGCCGCGCGAATGATAAGGCACTTGAACAAGTGCGACGCGGCGGTCCCGTTGTAGATCCTGAAATTCGTGCCGTCCTGGCCGATAGAAAAGACGCTGCCGGGAGACGTGCCAGTAATGTACTGACCCGGATTAGATTGCGATACGATGGTCGCGACAGTGTTAGTGATCATCACAAACGCCGTCGCGCCGATCGACGTCTGCTCGGCAATGAACAGCAGGGCATATTGACTGACGGGCATGATTATCCCGCTGCTGCCAGCCGTGACATTCACGCCGACTTGAGGGCTACCGTCCAGCGTGAAAGGCGAGGCCGTCCCGACAAAATTGTTTGCCGTAACCTGCCCGCCGACACCCAAGCCGCCAGCGATCACCACAGCGCCTGTCGTGGTCGACGTCGAGGCCGTCGCGTTCAAAAACGACGCAATGCCCGTAAAGAACGACGCCGCGCCGGCGTAGAGCTTCTTGGCAACGGCAAGGCCGCCCGCGATGGTGAAGGCGCCGCCAGCGCTTGAAGACGACGCATCGGTCGTATCGGTGAAGCTGGCGGGGCGATCGAGCAGCGGCGCGCGCGAGCCCGGAAGCCCCATGAACACTTCCTTGACGCCGCCGGGCGAGAAGGTGCCTTTGCTTTCGAACCCGGTGCTGTCGATGGTAATCTCGTTAGTCGCGGTATAGGTCAGCTTGCCCGATTTGAAAGCGACGCCCGCTTCCACCACGCCTCCGGTCGTGAAATCGCCGACCGCCATCGAGGCGCTGAAGGCGTTAAACGAGGAGTCGGCCGCACCGGTCACGGTGAACACGGACTGGCTGTTCGAGGTCGAACGCTCGAGCACCCGGTCCTTCGGCGGAATGAAGGCCATCAGCAGGTCCTTTGAAGTTTCGAAGCAGTCAGCTGCCTTCGCCAGAAATCCTTGAGCCAGCCATAGCAAGCGGCATCGCCACGTCGGGCGAGTTGGTTCAGCTGCGTCATCCTCGACACCGTCCCGCGGTACCAGAGACGGTCTCGCCGCCGTTCGCGTGTGAGACGAATGTAAAACTCACGCATCATACAGTGATCGTCGTGTTGCTCTTGTTCCGGCCTCACCTCTAGATCCTCTCGTCGATGCGCAGCTGCTTGCCGAAAATGTCGAACACCGGCCCGAAGTTGATCGGCGTCTGCTCGGTCACCAGGCCGTAAATCGAATCCCGCGGCAGGTTGTCGCTTTCCGGATCCGTGATCAGCAGCACGTTGCGCTTGCGGCCCTTGACGCGGTCGAGCCGCTCGATCACGCCATAGCGCTGCGCGGCCGTCACCCAGTCGAACGACAGGTCGATCCGGCGGAAGGTGTTGTCGTCCCAGGTCAGCGTGATACCGGAAGACGTTCCTGCCACCCGGCTGCGATCGACATGCTGGATTGATCCGCCCGGGGCAAAATTATACTGGAAGGTATCGGAGAGGCCGTCGACCACGCTGCCGGCTTGGACGAAATCCGCATCGGGATCGCTGATATCGAAGCGCTGGTAGCGCCATGCGTCAGGGGCCGCCAATTGCCAGACGAACGAGCCATATTCGATGTCGAAATGCCGATCGCCGTTGGCGATCGGACCCGTGTCCAGGATGTCGGCGGCTACCCCCGCCGCGTCGATCGAGGACAGCCGCAACCGCACCGTGGCGTTGGGGCCGCACGTTAGACCGCCCACCATCACGATATCGGCGACGCGGACGCTACCCTTGTCGAGCACGAACCAGTCGGCGCTGGAGCGGCTGCGCCAGCGGATCGAGGGGTGCGGCGTCTTCAGGTTGGACGCCGGCATGGTCAGCTCCTGGCTGGAAGCCGCCACCGTCCCGTCATCGGCGAGGTTGTCGATGAGGATGCTGCAATTAGCCATAAGCCGACATCTCGACAGTATCGATATCGGCCGAGGTCACGACTTTGACGCCGGTTTCGACCACGATCATGTTGCGTCCCTGGGTGAGATCGAAGCGGGGGTGCGTCACCTCGATTTCGTCTCCTATGTCGCGGCGCAGGCCGCGGCGGGGAACCGGAAAGCGGTAAATCGCCCGCGTCGTCTTGAACAGCGCGATCAGCCGCGCCGCTTCCGCGTCGGCATCGGCCTTGAGCGAAAAGTACGAGGGTACCGGATCGCGATCCTGGGCGAACGGATGATCGGTCCGGATGGTGGTGCTGGTCGCGTCCGCCAGGCGATAGGGCTCGGCGACGAAGGCCTTGTGGGCGGCCGTGACGTTGCCGGACAGATCGGGCTGCACGGTCCAGTTCCGCGCATAGATCACGCGCCAGCGCCAGCGCGGCGGGTTGTAAGCCGCAGGCAGTTCGTCGCGTTCGATATCGCCGTCGCCGACCATGTCGCCGCGGTTGAAGCGCGCCAGCGGGTTGCCGGCGGGCGCGCGGAAGATGCGAACCTCGAAAGTGCCGTCGAGCTTGTGGCCACCCCAGCCGCCGATGCCGCCCATGATGTTCTCGATGAAGGCCGCCACGGTCAGATTGTCGTCGGGCCCGAGAAAATAATTGATCGGCGCCGGCTGCGCCGCGTTCACCGCCGCGAAGGAAGCGGTGTCGAGATCGTCGGGATCGAGGAGCACCGTCCGGTGTCGCAGCGCCCAGCGCACGATATCCGCAGTCCTGACGATATAACCGTCGAGCGTGTCGCCCCTGACGTCGGCCGTGACCTGGCCATCGGCGGCCACCGAAAGCTTGAACAGGCCCAGTGCTGTGCAGGTTGCGTACTGACCGAACGGAACCGCGGCTGCCACGAGCGCCGCGTAATTCGCATAGTTGGAACCCAGCGTCAGCGCGATGCCCCTGATATAGACGACGTCGATCGCCTGCACCGCGCCGTCATGCACCTGGTAGATGAAAAGGTTCGGAACCAGGAACACCGCGGTGACGTTCAGGGTGCTGCCAAAGCACAGCGGCTTGCGTTTACCGGCCAAGTCCGCGCCGCCATCGACGCCACCCGTCCCGCCATAGACGTTGGTCTGCATCGGCACTTCGAGCTTGTAGCTGAAGTCGACCAGATTGATGGTGATGTTATCGACGCCGATTTTCCAGCCGCTCGCCGTCAGCCGCGCCAGCCGGAAGGTGTCGGCATAGGAGCCGTCGCGCCTCCCGACCCGGATCGTGATCGGGCGCCCGTCGATCGCGTAGCTCAGCGGCAGATAGTCATAATCCGCGTCGTCGTTGGAGATCACCAGCGTACCCGTGCCGGTAGCGAACTGGCCGATGTCCCCCTGCATGATCGAGCGCTGAAATGAAAAGCTTTTCAGCACGCCCTTGAACGGCTGGCTCGCAGGTGAATCCGTCGGCAGCGTGGCATAGCCTGCAGCTGTGGTGACATAGATCTTCAGCGTCAGGTCCGCGCCGAGATCGAGCCCCATGTCGAAATAGACGCGCATCTCCCGTCCGCTGGCGGACAAGGGCTGTGAGCTGATGGGATAGCCGGAGAACATCATCAGGACCTGTCGGTAAGAACCCAGGGCTCAATTTCGGCGAAATAGGCGATCGGCGCATGGTCGTCGGACAGCATGACGTCCCAGGCGGTGGAGCCGGCGAAGATCGCCGTAGAGCTGTAGGTCGCGATCCAGCGGGTGCCGCCGGCACTGAACAGCAGCGAGGACGCCTGCCCTGCCGCGAGCAGCCGCGCGCCGGTAGAGCCGCGGAAGGTAGTAGAGCCCGCGCCAGCTGGCGCCCAGCGCGCGCCCGATGACGCCTTGAGCGAACTTGTGGCCAAACCAGCCGCCGACAGCCGCGCGCCGGCCGCCGCCTTGAAGCTTGTGCTGCCAGTACCGGCCGCGGACCAACGCGCGCCTGCCGCACCCTTGAGCGCCGACGTGGCAGCGCCCGGCATCGTGAACTTGACGCCGTACCGAAACAGCGCCGCGCCGCTGCCGGCCGCGGAGAGCCGTGCGCCGGAAGCCGCCTTAAAGGCGGTCGAACCGGTACCAGCTGCTGTCAGCCGCGCGCCGGAGGCGGCCTTAAGGACGCTGCTACCGGTCCCGTTTGCCGACCACACCGCGCCGGAGCTGCCGCGGAACGACGCCGTGCCGGTTCCGGACGCGTTCCAGATCGTGCCGCCGGAGCTGCCGACGAAAGCGACAACGGACGTGCTGGCTGCGACCAGCTGCGCACCGCGCGCGCCGGCATCCAGGAACGGAAATTGTGTAAACGGACCCCTGAGAAACATCGGTCCCTCCCTTTAAGAGGGGTTGAAGGACCGATCAGTCCTCGGAAATGGAGGAACCCGTGGTGATAATCGGCGTGACGCCGGTGGTGACCACGATGTTCGGCGACAGCGCACCGCTATAAAGAATTTTGCTGCCGCCGCTGGCGGCCACGCCAACGGACGCATGGGTCGCGGTGCCACCGGTGCCGCCGGTCGAAATCGGAAACGAGATATCGGCCACGGGCGATACGCTGTTGCCGACGATCGTCCAGCCACCTGATGTGCGCAACACCGCCACGCGGGCATAGCCGGTGTAGGAGATTTCGCTGGTGGTCTGGACACCCGCCTCGCCGGGATCGGCGGTGTGCAGGGCGACATAGAGGCTGGTCAGCGGCGAGGATGCCGCGTTGTCCGCGATGTTGGCGATCGCCGTGGCGTTGAAGATCAGCTTCATGAGATCGTTTTCGAAAGTGTCGCCCTTGGACATAGGTTTTCCTTTTCAGAAGCTGGAGAGCCGCGGATTGAGGTTGGAGAAATGAGAGTGGTCAGGTCAGTCGCAGCCGCAGCCGGCCGACCGGGATCTGCAGCGGTTGTCCCGAGGTGATGGTGCGCGGCATCGCCGGTACGCCGGGAGACATCATGTTGCCGCCCGTGGCGGCATCCTCGATCGCGAGATAGATGATGGTGCCCCAGTCGGCGCTGGCCGGCCCGAAATTGATCACAGTGGTATTGACGCTGATCCCGTCGGCGTCCGCCGCGCCCATGACGCCGGCCAGCGGCTGGCGCGCATAGCCGCCGCCGCTGACTTCGAAGGCGTGCGAGCCGCTGACACCAGGATCGGCGGTATGCAGTGACAGCCACAGCGGCGGCGGTGAATAGGAAGCAACGCCGGTGAGATCATCGACGATCTTGCGGCGGGCGTAGCTGGTCGCGCTCATCCGCCGTCACTCTTGACAGAGCCGCCAGCACCACCAGACTCGGGGATCTCACGAGGGGGGACGGAACATGAGTAATTTTGAGAAACAGGTGATCGCGCGTCTCGCGGCGAGCGAAGCCATGGCCATCTGCACAATGGGCCTTCTATTCGCGATGGCGGGCAACGATCCGGATCAGTTGAAGCAGAAAGCCCTGTTGCAGGCCCTCCAATCAGACTTCGCAGCTGGGCTAGACCAATATCCCGAAGAAATTCAGAACGAGGCAAAATCGGTCCTTTCCGACCTCTTAGATCGGGCAATTCTAAGGACCGGGGAAGTTCGCGACCAAACGAAGCCAAACTAGAAATCAGCGCGCTCATCCGTTCGTCCCCGTGCGTGCCGAGGGCCGCGGCGCCCTCGGCCTGTTGCCCTCCACCGCCGTGATCAGGTTCCGCACCTCGGCGCGCAGTTTTTCATTCTCCTCGCGCATCGCGCTGATTTCCCCCATCGAGCAACCGGCCATGGCCTGCACCAGCTGCTGGCCGAGATTGACGAAATACTGGCCGTTGTCGTTGCTTGCGGTGATCCGCGATGCAAGTGGCTGCGTGACCGCGAGCGCGGCATTGGACTGCAGCTGCGGACCCGCCAGGCTGGTCTGCTGCAGCATCGCTGCGCCGGTGCCCGCAATCACACCCTGCCCACCGGTGAGGCCGCGAAGCGCTTCCGTCACCGCGCTGTAGACATCGCCGTAACCCGCCGACGATGCATAGAAACCCTTGGCCTGATCCAGCAGTGCCGAGGCATATTGCGTGATGGTCCCCATCGCATCGGCGTTGCCGGATTGCGCCAGCGCCAGCTGGGCGTTGAACTGGGATTGCGCGGCCTTCAGCTGTTCCTGCGGGTTCAGGATCGACTTGTCGCCGAGCTGCAGGCTGTCGAGATAGTCGTTGATGGTCTCCGTCATCGCCTTGAAGCGGTCGTTGGCCGCGGCCAGCGCATCGGCGGATTCGGTGACCACGCCGGCAAAATCCGGAAACAGCGCGGTGAAGTCGGCGAACTCAGCGCCGACCAGGCCGGCGTCATTTACGATCTTCTGCGCCTCAGCGTGGAAAACGGCGGAGATCTGCGCCAGCAGCGCCGGATCGTTGCCGAGGATCGCCGCGTCCGACAGGTCCTGCTGGCGCCGCTTGGCCAGCGCCGTGGCGTCATTGAGATAGCCCTGCCCGTTGGCCGCGTTGAGCCGCGAGGTCAGGCTGTCGGTAAACGTATCCATTGCATTCTTGATGAGGTTTTGAATCTTCACCTTGACCGCGGCGTCGATCCCGGACGTGTCAAAACTCCAGTGATTGGCCGCAGAAATCTCTGCAAGGGTGTCTTTCAGGCCGGCAGCCTCATCATTGACAGCCTTGATCGACTGCTGCAGCGGATTCAGCGTATCGGTGCCGCGTTCAAATTCTGAGATAACGCGCATCGCGCCCTTATAAAGCGTATTGCCGACCCTCGTTCGGCCTGCCTCGTCGTGGGCTTCCGCGGCAGCATGTGCCAACGTTCTAAAGCTGGAGAACAGCGAGTTCAGTTCGTTGGTTAGAGGTCCCAGATCGACGCCGGCCGCTGCTGCGTTGAAGGCGTTGACCTGACTCGTCATCCCCTCCCATTGTTTCTTCGCCTCTTCGAGCTGCTTCTTGGCTTTTTGATCGCCGGTGAACATGCTGATCAGCGCCGAGGCGCCGAGCTGCAGCGCGCCCACACCCATTTGTTCAGGATTGAGGCTCATCAGGTTCGCGATGCCGTCATTCGCGAGTTTGCCGGCAAGCTGGTCGGCAGCGGCGACCAGCGCATCCATCCCGCTTTTGCCCTGCATAAGACCCTGGACGAAGGTTTGCGCGAACTGCTGGGCGGTGTTCTTTACGTCGCCCAACAGGCTGTTCATCTTGATTTGTTTGGCAAGCGCGTCGTCCATGTGCGACTGCCACGCGTCGCCATAGATGTTCTTCATCACGTTCGCAGCCGCCAGATCCGATGGCGACATGAACATGGTTTTTCCGGCGAAATCAGCCTGCGACTGCGCGTTGGCCAGCGCCAGCTTTTGCGCCGCTGCGCCGGCGCGGTTGCCCAGCTCGTCCCAGGCTGCCGCGTATTGTGCAAGGTTGGTCTTGCCATCCCGCTGCGCAGCCGCGGTTAATTGAGCGACAACCTTTGCCTTCTCCTGTTCGAACACGCCGGCACCCACGGACTTGGCGGCTGCCTCGGTCGTGAGAATGTACTTTTCAACGGCATCCATAGCGCGGATCAGCGCATCCTTGTGCTCCAGGGCCGCTTTTGTGGCGGTCTCGATCGGCTTCGATGCATCCTTCCAGACGGCAGATTGGATGGCGTTGATTTCAGCTGTCTTCTGCTGCACGGCGTTGACATTGCGCAACCCCGCCGCCAGCCGGCCGTAAGCTTTGGTCTTCTCGTCGACGGCAGCGACGTCGCCCTCGCCACCGCTGGTGGCAATGCGGGCGCCCAGGCTGAGGGCGGGCCCGACCACCGGCACGGCTCCGACTGCCAAACTGACCGATGCTGCGGCACCTTTCTTTATATAATCCCAGAAAGTCTGCGGAATTTCGCCGATCTTCATCACCAGTCGGGTGATCCAGTCGACGGCGGTGGCAACCGCCTCAACGATGCCAACCCACGCTGTCTGCATCTTAACGCCGGCGGCCGTGAGCAGGTCCTGTATCGGATGCCAGCGCGTCTCCAGGATCTTGACAGCGGCGTCGTAGCGGTTTTGCAGCTCCAGCGCCGCGCCGATATCCTCATCCGACACCAGCTTGGTGGCGCTGATCTTGTCCGCCGAGGCCAGCATCTTGCCGAGGTATTCGCTATCCTTGGTCAGTGCCTCTTGCGTCGCCGGGGAGAGGAATTTCGACGTCAGGTCCAGAGCGGCGAGACGCTCGCCTTTCAGCATGGCTTGGTCGACCAGGGAGACGATTGCTCGGAACTTTTCCTCGGTGGTGTTGGCGGCGGCCAGCTGGCCGACGCCGGTATTGCCCTTGAAGTTGCCGGCCTTGGTCAACTGGTCGAGACGGTTCTGCAGATCGCTGCCGCCAAGCTTTTCGGCGCTGACCTCGGACAACTTCCTCATAGAAGCCGTCAGGTCGTCGACCGGCAACTTGGCGTCGGTAGCCGCCTTGGTGATGCGCTGGAAGAAGGCGGTCGACAGGTCCGTCGCTGCGGCCTTCTCGGCGATCTTGCGGTATTCTTCCAGCTTTTTGCCGCCGAGCTCCCACGCGTCCGCCACCATCATCGCGGCGTTGACGACGAGACCGACGGTTCCGAGCAGGCGCAGTGCGGGCAGCAATCTGCCTAGAATCGTGGCGGCAACTCCAGCGACAGAGGGATTGAATGCCTGCATGGCGAGGCCGGCGGAAGTGATGCTGGCGGCGACCGGCGTAAGGCCGGTACTGGCCAGCGCGGCCGACGTGCCCAGCTTGACAAGGCCTGTTCCGGCAAGGTTGGTGGCCGTGACGATGCCACCGGCGACGGCGACCAGCGCCACGGACGCCCCTCGCAGGGCCGGCGCGGCCATGCCGTTCACGACTTCCCGGAAGGCTGGAGAAAACAAGTAGGCGGCCTCGCCGGCGACGCGCAGATGGTTGGCGGCTTCCGCGGCCTCCAAGCCCATGACAGTGAAACTTTTTGCGCTGTTGTCGTTGGCTGCGACAAGCATAGCGTTCTGCTGCTGCAGCTGCGCGCTCATCGCCATACGGTCGCGCGCCAGTTCAGCACTTAGCCTAGTGGTCATGTCTAGCGCGCGACGCTGACTGTCCAGCGCGCGCTCATAGGCCGAGGTTTGCGCGGTGGCCTTCTCCGACGATTCCGCAACGGCGTCCTGCGCCTGCCCCAACCGGGCAAGCTTCTGCGACGTCTCATCGACGCCGACAGCGCGGCTTTCGATGGTCATCCGTCGGATGGTTTGCAGGGATGTCGCCATTATCGCGTTTGCTTCTCTTTGGTGGGTGTAGCCCGCGCGCCGAGATACGCTCGGTCCATCTGTCTCAAAAGGAACAGCAGGCGATCGAACCGGTCATCACGCAGGCGGTGCCTGCGGGCGTAGGCGTCGATTGAAGTCCACTGGATCGGGCCTTCGCCGAAGCCGACATGCCGATCGCTGCAAAGATCCCAGAACGCTTGCCAGACCCATTCCAGGTGTTCGTCGACCTCAGGTCGGTCGGCCAGCGCCTTCAGTTCGCGGCCCTCCTCCTCGGCCAGATCCTCAAGCCAGGCGATCTTGTCGCCCCACTTGAGGTGCCAGACGAGGGCCTCGGTCAGTTTTTTGCGTCGGCCTCGTTGGCTTCGGCGTCGTCCTCAGCGACTATGCTGATCGCCCAGACGATGCCATCGCGCAGCTTTGCGTAATCCGGATCCGTCAGAAACGTGTCGAGCATCTCGGCGGAGAACGGGACCGGCTGATCGTTGTCGCCGATCAGGCCGTCCCAGTCCGTCAATAGGCACTCCTTAATGCGAATGTTGAGGATCGCCTTCTGTTCGTCATCGTTGATCCGGCCGCGGCGCCGCCGGCGCGCAGGAATCTTCTCCATCTCGCGGGTGACGATCTTCTTGTCGTCGGCATTGTTGAAGCCGCGGACCTTGAAGCGCACGCCCGGCATTTCCGGGATATCGCCGACCCAGGCGCCCTTCTCGGCGCGCGCGGAGTTAACCTTCAGTTCAGAGAGCTTCACTTGCTGGCTTCCTTTCGCGAGGGACGTGTTTCGCCATCGGCACGAACTGCATGACCCTTGGTGACCAGCAACTCGGCGTAGGCTTCGGGCAGATCGGACGGCGTTTCGCCGACGGTGAAGTCACGCCGCTTCTTGCCGTCCGGATAGCCGGTAAAATTCTGGGTGATTTTAATCGACATGAACGCTGCTCCCTGAGGAATGCGGACCGCGCGGATCAGGCGACGGCGCGGGTGATCTTGAGACTGCAAGCCTCGGTGGCGTCGTACACGGCGCGGAACGGCAGCGAGACCATGACATCGTCGTCATTGCCGCCTGGACGCCGCTCGCCGTTGCCGAGAATGATCTTCGGCATCAGGAAAGTGTATTTCTTCAGCGTCGTGGTGCCGATCGTGAAGGACAGCGCACCGCCGCCGTGGTCGAGCACGGATTGATAGAGCGCGTTGCTCTCGAAATAAATTTCGGCCGTCCCCGTCACGTCGAATGAGCCGGAGCCGAACTGCTCCGAATAGAGGCTGCCGACGGAAGTCCGGGTCCGCAGGTTGTTGTTCAGTTCCAGATTGAGCGAGCGCACCTTTGGCGTCCCGCCCAGGACCGAGAGCGAGGCCACGCTGGCGGATGACGTCCATACCGGCTCCGTGTTCGCCGCGGTATACGTCGCGTCGGTGATGATTGCCGTGTCCAGCAGCTCCTTCTGCCCCATCAGCGACAAGGAGCCGGTGACGACGGCGCGCGCCGCGATCGCGAGGCTCATCGAATTTGCCATGATGCCCGTGAACCGGCTGAAACTGTCGGTCGCGCCCATCTCGAGGGTTTCCTCGAAGGTGAACGACTTCGGCGTGACGCCGTTTTTCAGCACGTTGGTGGCCCAAGCGCCCTGCATCACGGCTTCGAGCATGTCGTCGAAGGTGCCGTAGGTGAGCTCGAAGTCATAGTCACCGGCGACATCTTGGCCGAGTTGCATTTCGTCGGAGACATTGCGGTCCTGGCGGATTTCCTTGCTAGTGTCGGTCGCCTTGGTGGTGCGCGGACCCCCGCCCGTGACTCGCAGCACCTTGAACGTGGGCGTTGCCGGTGTCGCCCCATAGGTGGCTTCGGCGATGTACGCGATGCGCCGTCCGCTGCCCGATGCAATGGCCATGATGTTTCTCCGTGATGAATGTGGGTTGCGTTAGCCGAGAGTGTCGAACTGGTAGGGCACCGCCACGGCCAGGACGTAATAGTTCCCGTTCTCTGACCCGTCGTTGGTCGCCGGTGGCGATGGCGCGAACGTATGCACGCCATCAAAGAACTTGCCGCGGAAAAGCGCGGCGAGGCTCCCGGCAGTAGCCAGCGCCGCGGCGACATCGATTCCCCGGGCCGAATATATGACGAGGCGAAAAGCGCCCTCCTCGCGATAGAAGTTCGAACCGGGCGATCCGACCGAGGCCTGCTCTGACCGGGAAACGGGATATTCCACCCGCACATAGGGCGAGCCGTCGATTGGAGGTTCGACCGTCTCGTTAGGATGCACGACCGGGAGATCGGTCCATCCCGAGAGCCGGTTCTTGACGGCGTCGACCACTTCCTTGCTGGCCATCAGCGCGCCTTTATGACGATAGCCGGGCGCCGATTATTGTCGCCGCGCGGCGCATTTGCGGGAGCGTCGCGGTAGCCGAACTCGACGGCCGCGATCTGCCCGAACTTCTCATTGGCAAGCACCGCGACGGCCTGAAACACGCCATCCGGCGCCTGTTTCGAGAGATCGTTTTCGATTTCCTCAGCGTAGGGCTGTAAATTGAGCAGAACGAACTCTTTTCCGTCCGGAATGACACCTTGCGGATCGACGGGGGCGCCATCGACGAACAGGACGTGAGACCGTTGATACCGTCCGGTCCTGACTGGAGAGAACTCGATCAGCATCCCATCGATCCAGACGATGACGTCCGACAGAATATGAAATTCGAAGACGATCGACCCATCCGGGCGCACGTCCGTCAGTGCGGCATCTCTTCGGCCATCGACGAATGTGTCGAATGCCGGTTCAGCACCGATGGCCGACCGATTGCCTTCGAGCGCACGGGCTAGCTGATCCTCCGCGAAGTCCGCGAGGGCCTCACTCTGCGCTGCCGGTGAGACATCCTCCATGAACAGCGCAATGTCGGTATCGATACGCTCGATCTTGGTTCGCACCGCCATCAGCCGCGGGCCGTAATCATGAGCACGCCGGCCGCCCGCATCGAGGCGGAGTCGACGATCTCGATGTTCAGAAGCCGGCCGTCCGCAACAGCGATGGCCTTGTCACCGCGCTTCAGTGCAGGATCGAACGGAATGTCACTGGCGTTGACGAGGATCTTGCGGTCGCCCTGCTGTATTCCGCCGCCGAGTTCGTCGGGTTTGTAGCCTGACACCTTGGCGCGCACAGTGACGTCGGTGGATGGGAGACGGCGAAAGGTCACCATCTCCCCTTTCATGCCGATCTCGAGCTTCGCCGCCATGGCAAAGGTGGATTGGAGGAACTCGGGAGTCATCCGAAGCATCACACCTTCGCGTGCTTGCGCTCTACCGGCTTCTTGTCGTCGGCAACATCCACCTTCGTCAACGGCGCCGGGCGTTGATCGCCAACGGCCACGGCCTCTCCCGCAGCAATCGCGGCCTTGGCAGCATCGTCGGGAAGATTAACCGAAAGGCCGCGCGGAACACGAACGTTGCCGTCTCCTACCTGGTAGGAGAAAGACTTCAATGAGCGGATCTGCATGTCTGTTCTCCTCTTAAGTGTTGGTCAGCCGGATGATGATCTGCGGACGCTGGCAGATCGGCAGCACATTGCTCTCGCTGTGGACGTCGCGGCCCTTACCGTGAGGCAGGTCGTGCGTTGACACGAAGATCTTCGATCCGGGCGCCGGCGCGGTATTGGCGTCCTGGATGGTGTCCGGCGGCGCCACATAACGCTTGAAGTACGGCGTTCCGAGCGGAACCGCGATAGCTTCGCCGGCGGGGACAGCCAGCTTCGTCAGGAACGTTCCATTTTCCTGGCGGTAGCTGAACTCCTCGTCGATGCGCTCAAGCGTGAGGCCGGCGTGCGTGAAACCGTCGGTGATGTCGTCACGGGCCGGGTTTTGCTGGTTGCCCGTGGTCGAGTAATACTTGTAGGCGTCCTTGACCGTGGCGTGGTTGACATAGGCGTCGAACCATTCCGGGCTGGCGAATACGCGGACGCCATTCGACGGCGCGCCACGCAACTGCTTCCGGATCGACGACTTGATGGCGCGGTTCTTGCCGGCAACGTCAGTGCTTGGCGTGCCGAGGGCGAAGTTGACGCTCTCTTGAGTCAGGTCGAACTGACTGTAGAGGTCCATCAACTGAACCCCGGCAGCGTCGATCACGAGGCCATTCAACGCACCCCAGTCGAGATGATTGTGGGTTGCGTCGTGCTTCGACCGCATCGTCGTCAGCTTTTCGTTCACGACGTTGGCGAGAGTCTGCATCACATAACCATCACCGAAGGCGGTGAGGTTCTGCATGTCAGCCGGCGAGATCGCGTCATCCAGCGGAAAATGCGGAATCTCGAAATACGTCGTCTGACGGTCGTTCCGCATGTTCTTGTTCGCCGGTCCGCCGCGTTCGCGCGACGGAATGATAGTGATTTCCTCGCCGGAGATGCCCATTTTCACGTAGGTCGTGTGAATGGGCGTGTCCCGGAAGATGCCGAGCTGGGCCGGCCGGCCGGTGACGTAGGGCGGGATATTGATGCTGTCGGTCAGCCGATCATCGGCAAACTCGGGAGCATTCAGCAGATCGAGCGGCGTAGCCATGGATTAAACTCCCATACGGGCGACAATGCCCTGGTTGTTGAGAGCGGCTAGCGCCGCGGCTTTCTGGGTGGTGGTGATGCCGACGGGCCAGACAAGGGCCTGAAGGGCAACTTCGGCATGGCGCGCCAGCAGCACGACACGCTGGTCGGCGGCCGATGCGTCGACCGTCTCGAGCAGGATCGCCACTGGTTTCTCGCTGCCATTGTTGGCGCCGAGATTGAGCGGGGCATATTTGCCGGAGCCAGTGGCGATGGTGATGTCGAAACCATCCCCGACCACGAAGTCCGTGGCGCCATCGGCGACCGCGAACTTGATGTCGTTGGAGAACGTGGCGCCGACGGCAACATCGCCCAGCACGAAGCCGTCAGGGTCGATGACGCGGAAGGTGCCACCGTTGGCGGCGGCCGTGATGAGACGGGCGGTGTAAACGCCCGGCTTCGCACCGGCGAGCACCGGCGTGGTACCATCCATGGTCAGGACGCCGTTGCCGGTGTTGCCACCCGATTTCGCGGCCGGGGTCGCCGCGCCGACGGCAATCCGGCCAACCACGAGACCCGGGATGGATACCGCGATGGACGCGCCGCTGGCAAGGATGCCCTCGTCACGAGAGATGCGGTTCGGACCTTCCGTCTTCACGACGTCAACGTCCGTCTTGTAGGAGAGAGTGGTCAATGCCATTTCCGTTGCTCCTTAAGCGGTGATGCCGTGCCGACGCTTCATGTCGGCGACGAGGTCGACCTTTGCGGTTGGCTTCTGGCTCTGGTTGGTGGGCGGGCTGTTGCTGATAGCGCGCGCGGCATCGGCAGACGCCCGCGCTTCCAGCAGTTCCTTGCGGACGTCGACAGGCTTCGCATCCTTCTCGATGAAGGCCTGAGCCTTTTCCGGCAGGCCGGCCAGGGCGCAGATTTCATTGATCTCGCGCATATAAGCCAAAGCTTCATTGCGGCCCTGGGTTCGAGCGCCGTCGAGGTCGACGACGTTGGTCGCTGTTGCCGCCGTTGCGGCAGGTGCATCGGTAGTTGCGGGTGCGGTTTGGTCCGCCGGGTCTTTAGCCATGGAAGGCTCCTCTTGAGTGTTGAGAATGGCGGCGGACAACGCCGCCTTCGGTGCGCGCTTGGCCCACGCGCGGGCATCCGCGAGCGCAACGATGCGCTCGGGAGGATTCTTGTAAGTTCGGTAATTAAAAGCCGTCGGTTCGTTGTCGTTGGCGGAGCCGAGTGCCTTATCAGCATAGCCCAGCCTCACAGCCTCATCCGCGGTCAGCCAGATTTCCGCTTCCATATCGGCGCGGCATTTGGCTTGCGAACGACCGGACTTCTTGGAGTAAATAGACGCCATGGCGTCGCCGAGCGACGTCAGCATATCGATCGATAGCTGATGATCCTTAGCTGTTCCGAAGGTGAAGTCGCTGGGATCGTGAATCATCATGATAGCGCCGAGCGACATGACGAGTTCGTCGGCCGCCATAGCGACTGCCGAGGCAGCCGATGCGGCAATGCCTTCGACGATGATCGTCTTCCTCCCCGAATGCCGCGCGATAGCCGAATGGATCGCGGAGCCCTCGGTCGCTATGCCGCCGCCGCTGTTCAGTCGGATCGTCACGTCGGTTGCATCGCCTACTTGCGCCAACGCCACGATGACGTCAGACGCCGTGAAGCAATCCTCGAAATAAAGGTCGCCGACCGTGCCCGAGAGCACGATCTCGTTTCCGTTCACCAAAACTGACATTGCTAATTCCTATGCAGCGTCCTGGGACCGCTTATCGTCCGGGACCGTATCGTCGCTCGGAGCAGCATCAGGCACGGGAGTGCCGGGCAGCACCGTCTTGGTCAGGCCACGGTCGGCGCGGAGTTCCTTGTCCGCTGCAATTCGTTCGTAGACCTCGTCCGGATCGTAACCGGTTGCTTCGATCACGTCGGAGTCGGCCTTCCACATATTGTCGACAAGGATTTTCTCGGCCTCGGCGTCCTTCTTCGGATCGACCCATTCCCACTTGGAGGGAATCCATTTGGCGGCTGACAACTCAACCCGATTGCGATTGAACTCGCGGGCATTGAAGCTTAGAGCGCCCGACAGCACCGCTGTTTCGATCCAGCGCAACCAGACCGGCCGACACATCTGAAAAACGAGGGTCATGTGTTGGAACTGTTCGACGCGCCGGCGAAATACGACCTGCGCGGACCGCTCGCTGGAGTAGTTTGCCTTCGACGTGTCCCCGGTCATCGCCGTATAAGGAATGCCCACTGCTGCACAGCACGAAAGCAGCGTCCGCCACTGGAAGGCCTCGTAGGATCCACCAACCTCGGCCGGGTTAGAAAACTTGATGTCCTCGCCTTCGAGCAACACCTGCAGCGTGCCCGGCTCCAGGCCTGCTACTGCCGCGCCGAGCACGTCAGTCGATTCAGTTGGGACCGGTCCATCGTCTTCTGCCCTTGGCTTCGTGATGAAACCCGCAAACATCGCAGCCACGCGCTTACGGTCGAGTTCGGCGTCGTCATACTGATCGAGCAAATAAAGCCGCACCATCCCGGGCGTGAGGCCCGGCTGACCGCGGATTTGGCCGGGCCGTAAAGGCTTGTAGAGATGCAACACCTCGGACGCGGGAACGATGGCCTTATCGAGGTTGCCGCCGAGCCCGACGATATTGTCGCCCGGGTGATTGCGAAGAAATTGATAGGACACGCGACGACCGATTTTGTCGAACTCGATACCGGAGCGGATCGTGTTGCCGTACTTGGTGTCCTCGTTGTGGTCGAACGGCAAGTGCTCCGACTCCAGAAGCTGGAGCTGGAGGGGGACCGATAAGCCATCCTCAACGCGGCGCGGCCGAAACCGGATAAAGCATTCTCCCGCTTCAAACATGGCGCGGGCGGCGAGCGCCTGTAAGCCATAGAAGTCGGTCAGGCCGTCCGCGTCAGCTTCGTCAGTCCATCGCAGCCATGCCTTCTGAATTTCGGCTTTTCGTTTTCGATCACCAACTAAAGAGGACGGCTTGATTCCGGTTCCCACGGTGGAGGCAACAAATTCCTCACACGCATTCGCTGCATAAGGGTTCTCACGGCAAAGTTGCCGAGCCCGCGCTCGCAAAAGCTCACCGCCGGACTGCAGGAGGGCGTTGATGTTGCGACGCTCGGCATTCCATGTTTTCAAACGTCGACCGAGGCGGGACGCCTCGTACCCGATCGGCATCAGGGCCGTGGCCTTCGAAGCCTTTGCCTTCGAAGTGGGCAGAGGCTTACGTTTTACCTGCTTCTTCACAGTCATAAACCCTTGTCCGAATAGGTTCGAATACTGCGCACGATCGGCCTGTCAGGGTTCATACCAGCCAGCGCCACCTGAAGTTCGCCGCGGCGCTTCCGGAGCGCTGCGATATCCCACTCGGTCGAGCCGACGCCGGAGATATCGGACCGCGAGATCCCGTAGTTCAGCTGCATTTCGATCTGAGCTATCGCCGCTTCGATCTCTTCACGGGTCATTCGCTCATCCGTTCATGTAACCGCTTCGGACCACGCGCCTCTTTTCAGACGGCGACGTCAATCTCGCTGGCGGCAACGGTTCGTTTGTAGGCTTCTCAACTCGCGCACCGTCCAGCGACAACAATTCTTCTAGCTGCCGCCACTGGTGGTCTTTCCATCGGTCCCACCCTCGAAGGGCGGCGATACCGCGCGCGTAGTTCGCACAGTCGAGCACTTCGTTGCGGCGACCTTCGATCACCTGCCATTCGCGTCGCTGCCGGCCGCCGACCATGCGCGTGACCAGCGATTCCGCGGTCAGCTGCTTGGCCTGGTCCTCGGTGATGTCCCTGGGCAGATGGACATAACCCGCCGGCAACGCACCTTCCTCCGGGCGTTGCAACGCGAGCTGGCCGACCAGTTCCTGTTTGCAAAACGAGACGCCGATCTTGATCGTCTTCAGACCACGGCGAAGTTTCTTGCCCTTTGTGTCCGCATCCTTGCTTCCGACACCGAGGTACGCGGCGGTGTACTTGTCCTGGCCGTCGATCGCGTGGACGTTGGCGCGGCCGCCATGGCTTCGGACGAACGCATAGACCTCTGCCGTGAACGCTCCGGAATCGATGCCCCAATCTCTCACCATCATCTGGGCGCCGGACTCGTGCTCCCATGGCTCGTCAAACATCTTGGCCAGATCGGCCCAGACTTCCGGCCGGTTGGTTTGGCCGGGCAACACTACGTGAGCGATTAGCCATCGCTCCCGGTTGCGGCCGAAGGCCCAGATGCCGACTTCGAGTCGGTCCTTCTGAACGTCGACACCGGCGAACAACGCCAGTCCGCCGGCCGGCACCGTGCCGCTGAGATAGGTTTCGCGGCGGTTGTAGACGACGTCCCATTCCGGGGCGTCACCCTTGGCCTGCCACACCTCACCCAAAACGGTGTTGATGAACTCCTTCAACAGTTCCGGGTCGCCCTGTGCGGCTTCCCAGCGTTGTGCGATTTCCACCCAGGACATCCAGCCAACCGGGCTGTACATGCTGGAGAGATGAAACCCGACCGTGCGGCCGTCGCCTTCCGCAGTCGCCCGCCACTCGCCGCGACGAAGCATCTCCGTCTTGTGCTGCTCGCCGATCTCGGCGCCGCATTCTTCGCACCAGTAAGTTGCTTTAAACGGATCCTGCTTCGGCCATTTCAGCTGCGAGAACTTCAGCGTCTGATAGGCATCGCAATGCGGGCACGGCAGAAAGAACCGGCGCTGGTCCGACTTCGAAAACTCCCTGTCGATCCGTGAGCGGCCCGCGATCGTCGGCGTGGAGACCATGTAAATCTTGCGCCGCTGAAACGTTCGCGTCCTCGCCTCGGCCAATGCAACCGGGTCGCCTTCCCCGTCGACATCACCCGGGTAACCGTCGACCTCGTCCAGGAACACATACCGCGCCGGCATCGATCGGAGACCGACCGCGCTGTTGGCGCCCGTCATCACGAGCACGCCGCCGGCGAACTCCTTAGCCAATACCGTGTTGCCGCTGTCCCTCGATCGCGCATCGGCGACCAGATCCCGCAGCGCCGCGCTCTCCTCGATCATTGGCGCGATGCGCTGCTTCGAATAGCGCTTGGCCATGTCGACCGTCGGCGCCACCGACAGCATCGGGCCCGGCGCCTGGTGGATGACGTACCCGATCCAGTTCAGCCCCGACTCGGTCGCGCCGATCTGCGCGCCCTTCTCGAATACCACCCGCTGCACCGGCGAGGACGCCGACAAGGCATCCATGATCGCCCGAAGATACGGCGTCCGTTCAGTACGCCACCGCCCCGGCTCGCTCGCCGCCTTCTGCGACAGGTACCGGTTTTCGTCCGCCCACTCGCTGACCGTAAGACTAGGTTCCGGTCGTTGCCCATCGCACCAAGCGATGCGCGTCAGAACTTCAGCCTGCCATTCGTAACGTTGGCTGGGCTCGTTCGGCGAGCTGGTCTCTGACATGCTTTTCCAAAATCACCGCCAGCTTGACGAGATCGACCCCGAGTTCAGCGGCGATCAGCGGCGCTACGCGGGACGGCCAGTTCGCCCAGCTGTCACGGTCCTGCCGCGAAAGTTCGAAGACGGCCTTCCGTGCTGCCTCGGCGTCGACCAGCTTGCCCGATTTGATTTCGAACTCGAGTTGTCGGAGCCGGGCTAGATAGTTTTCCTTGCGACGCTGCGCCTCGGCGTAGCTTACAAGCTCACCACCCTCATCCTGCTGCGAACCCTGCGAACTGTTCGCACCCCGTTCGCGCCACGGGGTGCAGGCCAATGACGGATCAATCGTGCCGTCGTCGTAAGCGACCAAACGCCCTTGTTTAAGGCCTCTGCGCACCAGCGTTTCGGAGCATCCGTCACGCTTTGCAAACTCGCGCCTGCTGATTCCCTGCACCTGCGAACACCTTTTGGGGGTCTGACGCTAGTTTTACGGCTCGGTTCAACCCTGCGTCCGCTTCCGGTTACCGGGAAGGACCCAACCGGGGGGGCTATGGGTACCAACGCAACGATCCCATTCGCCCACAAAAAAACTCTCCGCGTTTTCCGGGAGAGTTTCAGGCGCAGCTGCACGCTTGCCACAGCAGTGCCCGATGTTTGTCAGACTGTCAACGGCAGCGCCCTGAACCCGGCGGGTGACGCGTGACGCATCGTGACGCAAATTTCCTATCTCCGCCTTACGCGCGCGCGTGTGAGCGATCATAAGATAAACACGTCACAATGCGTCACGTGTCACGCAATGCGGCCGCAGGATACCTACTGCCTTCGAGGGGTGACGCATCGTGACGCATTGTGCTGTCTCGGGATGACTATCGCCGCGCCCAATGCGAGGTCGTAAAAACGTCCGTTCGGTTTACTCGACCACAATTAAGTGCGACGATTTGTCACGAGAAAAGTTATTCGGCTCCACCTGCCTGACGTGCCGGATTCCGTGCAAGCTTTAAGCGACGCTCAACTTAAGTGATCCTATGAAACCAGGTCGACGAACATTTGCTGTCCTGTTTGTCGCGGGATCTATCGGCTTTCTGTATTATGCCGGAATGGTTGCAAGGGATGAGCAGCGGCAAGTGGATGCGGCGGCGCAAGCTGCGGGCTTTGCCGACGATGCCGAGCGAAAGGCTGCGGCCGCCAAGGGTTTTAACGAGGCGCCGCCCTATCGCCTAAAGTTGCTTGCGGACGCTGACGAGGCCAAGATCGAAAAGGCGAAACGCGACGCCGCTGTCGCCAAAGCCAAGGCCGAAGCTGATGCTGACAAGGCACTCAGGGAAAGGTACTTTCAGGAAGCCGCAGTCTACGGAACGGCCCTAAAAAAGAGCATGAAAAATCCCGACAGCTTTAAGCTGGAGGTGGCGCGCCGCACCGGCGAGGGCTTCTATTGTTTCGAGTATCGAGCCACAAATTCATTCAATGCCATCATCCCCGGGCAGGCGGTGTTCGGCCCAGGCAAGTCCGCCGCATCGAGCGAAGGCAGCAAATTCACTGCCCTTTGGAATCGCTACTGCACCAAACCAGCGGAAAATCTAACCACCATCGTCTACGCTTTCAAAAATGGGTACTTTTAGCTGCTACCTCGATACGTAGGCCCCGCCCTTGAGCGGCACCGTGCCAGCCTGACCGGCGCCCGGTCGGCTCTCCGCAGGCCGGAAAGTGCGTGACCGTTGACTGCGGGACGATGTCGGATACCAAAGCTCGCCGAGTTCCGACAGGGCTTCTCGAAGTGATCGCCCTACAAAGTTGATGTCGCGCGCAGCAACGGTCTCGCCGTCGGTATAGCTATAGATCAGTTTGGCGCATTCCTCGGCTGTACGGCCGTGGCAAACCACCTGCTCTATAATGACGATGGCGCGGACGCCGACGCGGTTGCGGGCCGCCTGCATGGTCAGGCTGGCGTCGGCGGCCGCTTCCGAATGTCCGCCGCCGCGGCCGCTTCCACGAACGCGGTTGAAATCCATCGATCCGCCGAGGCTGGAGTGCAATGTTTCGAACGCAGATCGATAAGTGTCAGCGGCCAACACCTGCTGCTGGTCCAGTTTGTTCTTACCGGTCAGGCGGGACATGGCCGGCCGGACACGCGCTAACGGCCCGACGTATTCGATGGGATCGGCGCCAAGGATCTGCTTCGCCTTCTTCCCGCCGGTGTGGTTTGTGATGTTGAGCGGGTCGGCGCCACACAGCGCCCTTCGCTTTGCTTCCCGGGCCAGTTTTAGAAGCCGAGTACGCTCCGCTTCCGCTCGCTTGGCACCGGCGGTGGGTCGCCCCTCAACCAGGTCGAAGCAATCCAAGATGAAATCGCGCTGTTGCTGTCGCGCGATCTCCAGCAGTATCTGGCCGGCCGGATCGGATCGGACCGCCTTCGGAAATCGCTCATGCCGATGATATCGGTGCATCATGATGCGCTGCCTTCGATTTCTGCCTGTAGCATCTCGGCAACGATGCCGATCGGACCGAGCGGCTTCCCGTCGGTACCCCGCGCAAGGGCAGGAGCAAAGTCCCCGACGTTGACCCCGTGTTGGAACAGGAAGCTCATCAGGATTGCTGCGTCGCGAGCGTTGGTGTCGGCGGCAGAGCCAGCCTTGTTGCTGTTCATGAAGACTTCAGACGGTGACCCGTCAGGAAACCGGCTGATTCCTACGGTGTAGCGGATGCGATCGAGCTCGAACTCGCGGACCTCGTGATAGCGTCGGTTGGGAAGCACGCTGCGCGTCATTGATCGAATCCAGCAGAGGCCGTCCGGAGCCTAACAAACCGAAAGGCTCGCGTCCCAACACCGGGCACCCGATAGGCCTCAAAGCCTCGTCGCTGCATCGCCTGACCGAACGCCTTCTTCGTGCCGGGAACGTCACCGGCCTTCACCGCATATTCGGTCCAGCTGTCGAAGAGGTCGGCTGACTTCTCCCATATGCGTTCGTTGCCGAGCTGCACCTCGCACGAGTCCTCCAGCCACTGACCGAACATGTCCTGGTCGCTGAAGTATTGCTCCGTGGCAGCCAACACGCTGGCGGGCTTGATCAGGCCATTCTGTTGCCAATCGATGCAGCCGCGGATCATCCATTGCAGGATCGCGGGCGCTTCTTCCATCAGTTGGGCCTCCAGCTGCAGGTTCGGCTTCTCAGGCTTCCTGACGAACGGCACGATAAGGAACCGGCGTCGAGCTGCGTCATCGACATTGGCAAGGACTGGCTTGTGGTTGCCGATGATGGTCAGCTTGAACTGCGGCAGGAACTCGAAAAAATCCTGCCGCATGAAGCGCGCCGCAATCTTGTCGCCGCCCGTCAGTGTTTTGATGCGGGCTTCAGCCCATGCGTGACCCTGCTCGGTCTCCGAAGCTGTAACGAGGCGAGATCCGCGAAGGCGGGCAAGCTCCGTGCTGTGCTTGTCGTTTTTAGACGCCGTGAAGGTGTCCATGGCGGCCATGGTGGCGTAGTCGGCCAAAATGTTCGAGAACACGTTGATGAATACGCCCTTGCCGTTGCCGCCCGCACCGTAGACGAACACGAGGGAATGCGCCTGCGTGTTGCCGGTAAGACAGTAGCCGCACCACTGCTGTAAGAAGCGGACAAGCTCGGCGTCGTCGTTGCTGGCATATTGCAAGAACTCGAGCCACCGCGGACACTCAGCGTCGACCGGTGCCACCAGCGTGGATTTCGTGATGCCATCTTCGCGAAAGCTCGGCCGCAAGGCCCCTGTGCGAAGATCAACCGTGCCGTCCGGCGTGCCGAGCAGGAACGGGTCGCTATCCCAATGATCTACCTCCACGGTGACGACCGGATCCGCTCGTGCGAATTTCTCGACGCCGGAAGCAAAAGAGGATCGGCCGACACTCACTCGGGTGCGCTCGTCGGCGTCCTCAGCCGTTCGACGCGCAATCTCGCGGGCGAAATGAAAGGCGAGATTGTTGCTGTCCTCGATCCAGCGGGTTTCGGTCCACCGGAACCATTTCCCGAGGCTCTTGCAGAAGCGCAGGTTTTCGCCGTGTTCGGCGATGAACGCCATGGCGGTTGCGTCCTCGCTGATGACGTCGTTTGCGAAGGTCGGTTCGGCGCGCCGGGTCGCGATGATGTCGGGCGTCACCAGTGTCATCTGGTAGCCCTCCATGCGTCATTGATGTCGTTGCCGACCTTTGAAGTCAGGATGTTGACCGGCTTTTTCGCCGCCAGATATCGCTTGGTGCAGATGCGCACATCTCTGCGGCTGGTCGGGTCGTTCTCCTCCAGAATGGTCAGTTCGGCCGGCCGCTTCAGGACTGGGAAGTTCCTGATTGCCACGCTGGTGCCGAGCGCCCAGGCCGGGCTGTAGCCCCACTGCCGCGCCGACATGACGGTCTCGACGCCTTCGCCGATCGTCAGCGCCTGATCGCTCGATGTCGGGTCCAGCTTTATCGCGGCTCCCTTCGCTATGCCGAACATCTTCCGATCGATTTTGGCCGCGGTCTCCCGGTCAAGGTAAGTCCGATGAATGCCCGTCGGCTCATCGGTCTCGATATTGCGAAGCAGGCAGACCATGCCGGGGTGGCGCACTTCCGGGCTGTAGAACAAGGAGCCATGAAACCGGATAACCCTGCCGGCTAGCGCTGGGTCAAGGTCGAGATGTCGGTGTTCGCGAAGGTATCGCTCGACGATGGTGCCGCGCGGATCGACGCATTGAGACCAGATGCGCAGGGCGAATTGCTTGTTCCGCTCTTTCTTCGGGTCAGGCCCGGCGTCGGTCGCCGCGAACGGGGTCTGCCGTGTCCGACCGCCAGAATGCCCCCAGGCTTCGAGCCCAAGGCGTTCGCGAACATAATCCCGGCACTCGATAGGATCATCGCCGGCATGGCTGTAGACGACAAAGCCGCCCGGCGCGCGGGCGTTGATCCGGATCGACAGAGATCGATCCGACTTACTGTGACCTGGCCCCGGAACGTTGACGCTATCGCGTCCCGTCACGTCGCCGCCCATCGTGTGAGCAATCTTGCGGGCGTCGAGCATTAGTCCTGCCCCTCGCCGTTAGGCTGGTGCTTCCACTCGCCGCACCAGAGTGTCGTATCGACTTCGGGCCAAAGCGGTTCCTTGTGTCGCGGCGGGCGCTGCCGACATTGGCCGGACGTCAACAAGTGGCCCGTGCTCATACCGAGATTGACGCGCTCGGCCAGGCCGCGATTCCCGACGTAAAACACGCAGTTGCCGCAGTTCTGGTCACCGTAAGGAACTGTATTAGCGCTCATGCTCGCAGCACCTCCGCTGCCCGGTAGGCGCAATCCGCGCAATGTTCAGCCTTTCTCCCACCGATGAACGGCGTGCCGCACGGTCCGCACCGACGCAGATGATTGCCAGGCTGCCAACAGCCCAGTTCCTCGCGGCTGTCCTTCTTCGCCATGGCCATGACCGTCTCGCCCTTGCGCTCCGGCTGCAGCAGCACGCGCGGCCGATTCTCTTCCGCCGTAGGCGGAACCGGCGGCACCGGCCTGTCCGCTCGATCTACGCGCGCCCCTTGGCGAATACCGGCGCCGCCGCTTGTGACAGCAGCGCTCGCCCCCGGACTAGACGGGGCCGAAGGGCTACTTGCGGCTCTTGCGCCCCTGCGGGCTCTGAACCACAGGATGGCCATCGCCTTCCAGACCGGCGTCGACGGATGGGCGGCGCGGAACAGTGCGACCTCGGCATCGATCTTCGGCGCCATTGCCAGGACCGATGCGACCAACGAATCCGCCGTGATCTGGCCCCAGTATTCCTCCGTGTTCAGCAGTAGGTCCGCCGCCTTCACTTGGACGCCGACGATCGGCGAACAGCCGGCACGCGCCAACGCGGACAATACGCGGACAGCGACATCCTCGCCGCGCCCCCTGATCAGCGCTGCGATGGCGGTGACGGCAACCGTGGTGCCGGCCTTGTACTTGCCGGAACCGGGCTGCGATCGAAGCACCTCGACGCCGGCCTCGGCGCAGACGCGGTTCACCGCCTGGGCGTCGGCGTTGCCGGCGGTGACGGCCGCGTGATGCAACGCCATTGCTGTAACGGCGACACGGTCCCGATTGTGCGAGATGAAGGCACCGGCCCGGTCGGCTCGCTCCGGGGCTTCGATGATCATCACCGGAATCTCGGCGATCTCCGGATGCGTCGCGGCGGCGATTGCCGTGTGCTGTCCGTCAATCAGCTCAAGGCCGGCATCGGTCAGCACCGCCACCGGTGGCTTGAACCGCGCCCAATCCCATCCCGACACGATCTTGCGAACCAGCTTAAGCGTTCGTTCGCTGGGGTCTCGCTGATAGGCGTCGTCGACCAGCAGCGTCTCCGGCTTCACCGACTCGAAGATCGGCAGCGAGCGGGGCGTTCCGCCGGGCTCGAATCCGTTGATGTCAATTGGTGCGATCGGCCGATGGGTCATTTGCGGCTGTCGCTAATCGCTTCCTCGCAGAGCGCTTTGTATTGCATCAGCTTTTCAACGAGGGCGTCGACATGCTGCGGATGGATATAGATGCAGGCGTCATCCTCCTCATTCCACGACTTCTCCTGCCGGATCACGATGGCGTTGAATTTGTTCGCGTAGACGCAAGTCGCGCGCTGCTCCGGAATGACCAAATCCGGGTTACTGTGGCTCCAGTGGTCGTCTTCAACGTGGGGCTGGGTTGCGGCCAGGCGGGGCAGCCCCTCCTCCGGGTGCACAGCTTCCCGACTAGCGTGTTCGGCATCCACTGCCGACACCAGATGCAGGCGATCTTGATCAATAGCTTCCTCAGCGTTTTTCATTCTTCACTCCCTGCTCGAAATGATTATCGTCGTGCACTGACTCGGCCGAGGCCGGTTTTGCCGGCGGTCGCAGCCAAGGCGCGACTACTCGCAGGCGCCACTCGGCCGATATCAGGATCCAGGCTCCGATCAGGGTTCTGGTACCGAAGGCCCACGGTAGCTTCCGCTTCGGATCGGGCGGCACTGATAGTTCGGTCGGCATCGATAAACTTTCTGAGTTTGCGCCGGGTGGGTTGCTCCATCGGAGCGTTGTCGATGCTGAGCGCCAACTGGCGAGATGCAGCCTGCAGGCCTCGGGCATACGTGAGGGTCCGCGTCGCCTGATGCTCCTGCCACCAGAGCGGCACCGGGTTTGCCGTCTTCATCAAGAGATCGAGGATTTGGTCGCCGTTGTCGCCGTGCAGCAGCATCTGCAATTCCTCCACCGAGTAGTCGCGGTGGTTCGCTGCGCGGTGCTTGGCGGCGTGTTCTTTCAAGCCCAGTGTTTTTTGGATTAAGCCCCACGTTTTAAGGGGTTGCAGTTGAACGAAGAACTCGGTGATCGCCTGATGGATGGTCGAAACTTGATCCAAAACGGATAATCCGTATCCGTTTTGGATAGGCTCCGATTTGGAAATTCCGGGGTGGCCTGCGTAGGCTCTGCGCATCGGTTTGCTCATGAAAGGTCACACCATGGAACGCACACAACAGGGCCAGCGCGCACGGCGCCGGACAGCGCGGGTCAGCCGTCGGCAGGAGCCGGCGTCACGACGGGATCTGCGACACCACGAGAGGGCGTCGGCGATTCGGAGGTTTCAGGAATGGGATCGGGACATGCAGCGCCAGCACGGTCGGCTGTATCACCGGCAGCTGGGGTACTCTTTGCACTAACCGGAAGCGGGTAGATGTCCGGCCGTTGCACATGCCGGGAAATGCCGGTCAAGGTCTCAAACATAAGCACGCGGCCGGCCGGCACCTGCTTCCAGCTGTACAGAGACTGATGGCGGACGCGTAGGCCCTTGGCGAGCTTTGTAATGCCGCCAGCCTCCCGGACGCCTTGTTTAACCAAATCAAGCATGGGCCCATAGGTAGGCGTCACCTACCTCGCAGTCAAGGCCTACGTAGGTGACGGGAGCGTAGGTTCTGCCTACATTGTGGAAATGACAGATCTCGGTGACCGTATCCGCCTAGCCCGCCGCGCCGCCGGCCTCAAGCAGCACGAGCTGGCAAAGCATTTCGACGTGGCCCGCGTGTCCGTGACGCAATGGGAGGCCGGTAAGACCCGGCCGGATCCCGACAAGCTGCCAGCGCTGGCGGTCGTTCTGAAGGTCAGTCTACCGTGGCTGATGGAAGGCGTCGGGGACCCGCCAAAGGCGCGGGCACAGGAACCGGACACCTTCACCCCGCAGATCATCCCCGGCGCCGAGCTCGTCGGCGACCGCGACTTTCCGATCTACGCCGCGACCGCCGGCGGCGACGGCCACATGATCGTCACCACCGACGTCATCGAGCGCGTCCGGCGCCCGGCAAACCTTGAAGGCGTCACCGGCGCTTACGGCATCCTCATCACCGGCAATTCGATGGCCCCCGCCTACCGCCACGGCGACATGGCGCTGATACACCCCGGCCTGCAGCCGTTGAATGACGAAGTTCACGTTTTCTACGACCACGACCCCAAGACGGGCGAGGGCGAATCCATGATCAAGAACCTGTTGTCCTACACCGCCGACAAATGGCGGTTGGAACAGTTCAATCCGGAGCGGAAATTCAGTGTCGATCGCGTCGATTGGCCGATCTGTCACCGGGTGGTCGGAAAGTACAACAGGCGGTGACTAAGCGGAGATCCTATTGGATAGTGCTGTTAAAGGTTTGATCGAACCGATCGCTCTAATCATGACCGGAAATCCCATCCAACACCTAAGTTGCGTCAGTTCTCGGTGCCGTGCGGTTTTAACATAAACATACAGAGCGGGTTTCCCGTCACGCGTTTCGCCAACCCCCGTTGAGAGATACCAAGCGTTCTCCCGCAGCCGTGCATCGAGTTCCTTCGCCGCTAATTCGGAGGTCACCATCCTAAACTCCATGTCCGCCAACAAGTTGAAGGCCGCCAAACGAGGCGCTGACGCAGGCCATCGGGATCATGAGCGCATAATCCCCCGCAGGATTAGCTGCGAAAACGAGACCAACAGCATGTTGACCATCCTCGGTCACAACCAAACTTCCGGAATCACCGGACAAGGCAAACACCTCACCTGCGGGTGCTCGGATCGACCAAACGTCCTTAAACCAAACCTTTCCCTTAAAATGATTTGCCTTATACGCAATCGCCTGTGGTGTGCCAATTTTTGCTTCCAATTGCCCGAACGTCAGTGCCGTAGTTCGTCCGAACTTTTTAACCTTCATATTCGATCGAGCCACAATCGCATGTTGCGGCGTGTCGTAACCTGAAGTGTCATCACCCTGCCAAGAACATATCGAGCCAGGATTAGTTGCAACCGCAATGGCGAGATCCGCGTCGCACGGATTCACTAGGTTGGGATCCCCGCTACGCAATTCGTGGATTTCATGGTGGCGACCGATTTCGGTAGGAGCGCGAACATTCGGGCTGCTATCCATATTGCTTGGCGAAAGTATAGGCTGCTGCCTCGGGACGTGATTGCAGCCGGCAAAAACATGGTTATTGGACAATAAGAAAAGGTCTGGACCGCCAGCTTTCGTAACGATTGCGCCGAACGTTCCAGAAATATTCTCTGATGTCGGCGCACAAGAACTGCCACAGCATACCCGGCTGTTTCTTTCGAACAAATGCCCTCGATTTGTCGAGGCGGCTGCGCTTTCCGGCCGCACAGTTATCGCTCCCATTTTATGCGCCCTAACAGGGACACCATCGAGTTCTGTAGGTAACGCTTTGATCAGTTTCGACGATCCCCTAGTCAGGTAGATGTGGACCTTTGGATCAGGCACGCCTTCCTCATGTCCAACCGATTGCACCGCTAGGTTTGCAAAGACGTCGGCGGCCTCCCGATCATCGTCAAAGGCCAGATCTGCGGCGGCCGCTCCCATCTGAGCCAACTTCGGAACCTCCACTGGCCCCGATGCCGCACTGTAATTACCATTTCGTAAAAATTCATATGCCAAAAAACTGGCAACCTCTTCGGCCGTGGCCATAAAAACAACTCCCGTTAGAATGGGTCTACCAATAACGAATTTTGCGGGAGCGGTAATCAGGAACGTATGCGGAACCGAACCAAGCGTTGTTATTGAAATTCGTCCGGCACGTCGCCGAACTTGCCGAGTAGCACCGCGTCCTCGAAATCCCCGAACTCGGGGTCACCGGTCCTGCTGAAGGCAATGGCCCCGCCCTGCTCTTTTGCGAGCCGCTCAGCGCGCCGCACGGCCTGGTCACGGCTCTGTGCCTGCAGCGGCGCACCCACCTTGTAGCGCCCCTTAGGGCTCAGCTCAAACGGCTGCACGACGTAATAGGTGACGACCTTGGCTCCGGTGGTGGCAGCGGCCTTACTCATGACTGGCTCCCTAAATCCTCGTTAGGCCCGGATTGTGACTCCGGTGATAAGAACAAAGCAAGAACTAAAATAAGTAGCCGTTGCCTACTTTTCCATTTGACAAGGTAGGTAGGCATAACCTACTTTCCGCTCAGCAAAGCGGAGCCACTACATGTCGCAGCCAGCCCTAACCGAAGTATCCCCCGACGACCGCCTTCCCACCTTCACCGAGATCGACGGCTTCGACGCCAACGCGGCGTGGGACCGGCTCAGCCCGACAGAGCAGCGCCGCGTCGGCATCCTGGCCGTCCGCCTCGGCACGCTCGGCCAGATCAATACCTACGTCCCCACCAAAGACTGGCCCATAGAGCAGCAGGATGTGGTCTGCGATCTTGAGAACGAAACCCTCAAGACGTTCATGGATCAATTCGAATTGCTTTGGGGGCGGCTGTTCGGCTGGGCGGCACCGCGGGAATGGTCGAAGCCCATCATCAAGCGGGTGGCGTGATGTCGCTCGTCTCGATCCGCCAATCCATGGCGTCGCTTCTCGCCAGCGCCGACGTCGACCTTGGCGACGAGCGGGCCGTGATGCGCCTGCTGCAGTCCGCTGGCAACAGCGCCGGTGACATCGTTACTCATTCCGACGCCGCCACCGAACGCGCCCGCGAGCTCCGCGGAGCCACCAACGATCTGGCGGTGTCATGATGATCCGCTCCCAGGCCATAAAGCTGATCGGCGTCGATGACAAGTTTGTCGAGTTCGGTCACGTCGTTGTCGACGACAAAGGTTGTCCCGAAGTCGTGATGCTGAATGGCGACACGTTTATTGCAGTCGACGCGCCCCCTCCAAATCACAACCCTTCCGTCCCGTTGAGCTATCGTCGGGTCCGCCCCTTCCGTTTTGTGCGGAGGCCCCTGCCATGAGCCGCACCCCGAAAGAATGGATCGGCGCCACCGATGACACGCCCGTTCCGCCGCGCGTCCGCTTACGCGTGCTGATCCGGTTCGACCGCATCTGCCAGGAATGCACGACGCCGATCACCGGCAAGCGCTGGGTCTGCGATCACCGCATTGCCATCATCAATGGCGGACCAAACCGCGAAGCCAACCTCGGGCCATCCACGAGGCTTGCGACAAGACCAAGACCGCCGCCGACGTCGCTGAGAAGTCGACCGTCTACCACAAGGCAGCAGCTCACGCCGGCATCGACCTTCGCACCGGACCCCGGATGCAGTCGCGCGGCTTTCCGCGCCGCAAGCCTCAGCTCACAGCGTCCCGCCCGATCGTCAGAAAATCCGACCAACTCTATTCCGCAACCGCAACCGCAAGGAATGCCAGCAGTGACCATTACGCCGAACACACCGAACTTCAGCACCGGCGCCGTCGCGCCGCCACTCATGCCGCGCCACGGCTCATCGGTTCGGAAATTTGCCGCGGCCAAGCCGACTACCAGGAGCCGAGCCAACAAGTCCGCCGTTGATGTCCTCGTCAACGCTCTGCCGTTCCACACCAAGCGGACGAAGGACAACACCCCGTGGTGGAATGTGAAGCCCACCGGGGATTACTCCAAAGACCTCGAAACCGGCAAAGGCTATGCCCGCTATTTCCTCCCATTGATGGCATACAATCTTGGGCCTGTTGCCCTCGGGTGGATCGTCTGCGACATGGCCGAGGCTGGCCGGAAAGGGACCGAGCCGGCGAGTACGGGACGTTGCATCGACGCAATCGCGCTGGGCTTCATGCTGGAGATCGGCGGTGCCCTCCAGTCCACCATGGGCAGCGTCGCGGCTGCAGCGTGCGCGATCAGAAGTTCGGCCGACCCCACCGAGATGGGTACGCAATTCGTCGCACTGGTCGACAGCGGAAATGCATTCAAGTCGCTGGACCGCACAACGCTGCTGCACGATCCGAACGAGAACATTTTCGGGGCCGATCCACTCCGGGCCAGGGCGACGGCAGCAAAGGACGCCAAGGCCAAGGAAACCCTTAAGGCGTTGGCTGGAGATATCGAAAAGAATGTCCGCGAGTATGCCGCCGCGCGCGTGAAATGGGCGGGAGCGACGGCTGGCAGCAAAGCCTATCGCGAATTGAACAACCAAATGTGCGCTATTGGCGACACCATCGACCGACTTGAGGGCAAGCTGACGAAGCTGCCGGCGTCAGGTTCCACCACTGCCCTGCGGGCGTGGACGCTCATTTCGTTCCGCAACTATACGCCGGCCATGCACGAAGAATGGACAATGGGCGATGGCAACAGCGGTCGCATGGTCCTGTTTTGGTCGACCCTTGAAGCCACTGGCTTGGCCAAGTTCGCGAGGGATTTCGAAGCCCAGACCAAAGCGGCGGTTCAGGCCCGCGAGGCGAAGCAGGCCGGCAAATCGAAGCGCGGCCGATGACAGCATCATTCCAGCGCGCGGCTGGTGGTTTGATGACCTTAGCCGCGCTCACCCTCTTTCTTGGAACCCTTGCAGTTTTGTCCGCCCTTTTGTGCGGAGCGTAACGGCCGCGAGCCGTTGGAGTTTTAGCCATGCAGACCGCTATCGCAACGGCACCGCGGCGACCACGCCGGGCTCAAACGACTGCCAGCCAGGCACGCACGACAACCGCCACAGCCTCCCCGCCCGTCATCGTTGTGGCGAAGTCCGAGCCTCATCCGATCTATGGCGCCACGCCCATGGGCCGGGACGGCTTCACCTTAGAACGGCAAAGCCTGCCGATGCTGAATTTCTGGCACGAGAAAGCCAGCGCGCTAAAGGCTGCGTACGAAGCGACAATGGATAAGGCCGGCAAGGATATCGAAGACGACGACGCCACCTATAATGTTCTCTACGAGACGCGATGGGATATCTTCGAAGCCGCTTTCAAGGCCAGGGCGACGCGGGCCGGCGACCTCGACTTCCTGTTTCGCATCATCGTTCGGCACATGGCCACGTTCAGCAACGACGAGGAAGAAACCCCGCTGACACAAACGCGCGTTACTCGACTGGCGGAAATCGCGCGCAAGGCGGCAGAGCCGACGCTGCCGAAGAAAGAAATTGGCAGGCTTGCGCGTGGCACGACATTGACCCGCGCCGGCTTGCTCTATCGATACCAAGCCTTCCTGATCCAGGAACTGGAAACCGTCGGCTGGAATCTGTACGGCGAGGCCAAGTTCGCGTTCACCTTCCGGATCGAGGACGACGCGGTTAATCAGCGCGTGAAGCACCGCTGCAGCCAACGCCGCCGGAAGGCATACCCCTTCTTTGACGAGAACACGCTGACCACCCGCGCGCGATCGGTCCTCAAAAGCTTGAAGATCGACACCGAGCGCACCACCGATCCGGTCGCGCGCAAGGCCCGCAAGGGAGGGTCGCGCTAATGGCAACCCTACAACTCCCGACGAGAGCGCCAGCAGCGCCGCGCTTCACCCGCGCACAGATTGCCGACATGGCCCACGGAGCGAAGGAAGTCCGCGAGCGCTCTGCTCGGCAGGGCCAACTGCCGCGCGCAGTGGCGCGACTGATCGAGAAAATCGACGCGGCGGCGGCGGCGCGCAAGGATTGCAGAGACACCGAAGATGCCATGGGAGACGCGGGCCGGTTTGATTTTTTTGTCGACATCGCCATTTTTGGCCGAACGCTTTTCCACGGACATAAAAACATCAGCTCGCTTGATGAAATCGACCGAGCGGAAAAGCGCCAGCGATCCTATATTCGCCAAGAGAATGCCCACCATCGCGCATGGCTGCGCCGCCACCCCAAGGATGCCTTGGCGTATGAGGTTCGCCAGAGCCTCGCGGCGAACCTCGAAAGATGGCCGCTGATTCCAAAAGAGGCGAAGCGACTGCGCACTGCAATGCGAAAGCATCTTGCGAAGGTGAACGGCGTTCGCCGCCGCCACCATATTCTCAGCAAGCAGCGCAAAGAAGGTGACGCGCTCCGGGCAATGTCCGTCGCCTACGAGACGGTGCGGTTGCTGCCGGTCAACACTTTGGATGATGCTATCGCCTTGGTGACCGCCGCCGAGTTTATCGGACGGTCTCACATGCTTTGGAACGGTGCCAGTCCCGAACTCCTGCAGCGAGCCACCATCGCGCTGCAGGCGTTGAGGGCCGCGCAGCAATGAGCCGCCTTCCCGAGCAGTACCCCGACGCGCCCGGTTTCAAGACGAGCGGGCCTCCGGGCCACATCACCGCGATAAGGCTTGATTGATGGCTGCAGGCGACCGCACAATGGACGAGGTCGCGGCCGATCTTAGAATCGGCAAGCGCACCCTTGACGGATGGCTGGCGGCAGACTTGCTGCGCGCCATCGACGATCGGCGGTTTCAGTTTCACACGATGCGCGGACGGAAACGGATATGGTCGGCGACTGCGTTCCAAAATCTCGAGGCGGCGATCGAAAGGGAAAGCGCCCCGGGCGGCGTGCTCGCGGGATCGCGCTCAAAGAGCGAGACGGTAACTGGCACGCAGTCGGTACCCTACGGGTCGCAGGCCGTTCAGTCCGCGTCCGACAAAGTCTTGGCCTGGCCGTTGCGGCCACCAGCCAGACCGAAGCAGAAACAGCGCTCGATTCCTACATCGAGGACGTCAAAGCGAAGGTCACCGGCAAAGCTGGGCGAGGTGATCCAGTTGCGATAGCCGCCGCGGCCTACCTGGCAATGCCCAGGCGCCGGCCGCTTGGCGCTACCTCGGTCAATATCGTCAAGGAGACGGTCAAGAAGTTCGGCGCTCGACGGTTCAACGAGCTGCGGCCCGACGAGTGGAAGCAATGGATCGACGGCGGCGCAAAGCCTGACGGCAGCGCGTTCCCAGGCCGGATGACGGGCAACACAGCGTCGGCCCGCGAACGCTTCCTGGGCGGCTTACTGTCCTTTCTGCACTATTCTCAGCGAAACCACGGCCTTGCTGAGGTGCCGAAGTTCGAACGCGATCAGGCTGCCCGCAATCCGAACCGGCGGGTCCGCCGGCGGGTGACGGATCTGCGGCCGGACTTGGTGAGGGCGCTGTTTGATGCCTGCCACATCAGCATCAGGGCGCAGCTCGCTGTGGAGCGGGCCACCGGTGCCAGGGTGTCTTCGATCATCTATGCCGCAAGAGTATGCGACCTGATCCTTGCCAAGGGCCGGGAGCAGATCACATTCCCCGCCACGAAGAACGGCGAGGACGTTTCCGCGGCGCTGGATCCGACCGCGGTGGCGGTGCTGAAGGATTATCTGAAATGGCGTGGCAAGCTGCATGACCGGGAGGCACCGCTATTCTTGACTTACCGCCGCCAGCCCTACGCCGACAATGGCAAGGCAGGCGGTGGCCAGAACAAGACCGGCTTCAATGCAGCAAAGCGCCGGGCCGCTGCGGCCATTATCGACGCTGGCGAGGCCACCTATACGCGGCTGATGAAGGCGGGCCAGCGTAAGGCCGCTGCCGAAGCGCGGGACCAGGCCGGCGCCGACGCCGCCCTGATCGGCAAGGTGACGCAGCACTGGTTCAGGCACATGCTGGCTCAGAAGATGCTGCGGCGAGACCCCCGCGCGGCAATGGAGCAAGGCGGCTGGCTCGATATCCGGTCGGTCATGGGCTATTCGCACGACGCCCCGGAATACCGGCGCCAGCTGGTGAATGAGCTGGATGATATGGGCACGAACCTGACACGCGACGGTGTAGCAAAGCCAAGAAAGGCCCGTCCCGCATGAGTTTATGTCAAATCGCCCACTCCATTGGTAATGGAGAGGTCGACAGTTCAATCCTGTCTGGCAGCACCACTCATCCCATTGGAGATGTTGATTTTATTGGAAATTCGGTCCTGAGTGCCACACAATGGTGCCACACAGACCATGGTTTCCTTAAAGTACTTGATGGATAAGCGTTCCCGATCCAGCGTCCCCCAATTCCGCTGTCGCGTCCCGGCCAAAGTTGTTGACCGGCTACGCGGCATGAAAGTTCTATTGCACCTGTCGAGCCAGCTTGGACCGGCCTACATCAAGGTCGTGACCATCGGGACCGACGTTGCATTCTCCCTTGGGGAAAGCGACGAACGCATTGCCAAGGCGCGTCATGTGGACGCCCTTGAGCACCTGCAGCGGCTATTTGAGATGACCGCCGCTGGTCCTGTCAGCTTGTCGCACAAGGATATGGTGGCACTGAGCGGCGAGGCATACCGGCTCTATCAGGAAGTTCATGGGAATGATCCCGGAGAGCCGGATGTCTGGGCTTACCACAAAGCGTTCCATAGAGCGGCGATTGAGGGACGCATCCCGAGTACTCCACCCGCCACTCTTAAGGTGAATGAGGCGGCCCTCGCGAAAGAGCTATTCGGGACTGGAAACCTGACGGAGGCGATCAACGCCTTCCCTGCCGGGCAGTACAACGTCCTCCAAGAGCGGTTCGGCTTGCTGACGGACTACGTATTAATTCGGCATCGCATTCACCTTGTCCCGGAAGATCGGCAACGCCTCCTTCGCCTCGTCGGGACGGCCTCGTTAGATGCTGGTTGGCAACTGAAACGCAATGCAGAGGGCGACTACAGCCCTGACCCAAAGGCCATTCGCTTCCCGCTGGTCGAAACCGTCGCAGCGGCGAAACGAAAGCAGACGATCACGGGATTGCTTGACCTGTGGTGGAAGGAAGCCAAGGCTACCGGACGTACCCAAAGCACATATGACACTTACAAGGGCGCCATCGACAGGCTCGTTAAACATCTTGATCACGATGATGCAAGCCGCCTGACAGAGGCAAACATGCTTGAATACAAGGATGCCCGTCTCAAGGTGGTGACCGCAAAGACCTTCAAAGACGGCGATCTGCCGGGGATTAAGTCGGTGCTCGGCTGGGCCGTGGACAATCGAAAGCTAACCAAGAATCCGGCTGATGCAGTTAAAATCAAAGCGCCGAAGAAAATTGTAACCCGGAAAAAGGGGTTCACGGATCAGGAATCGGCAGCTGTTTTCCGCGCGTGCTTGTCTTACGTGCGAAAACCGAAAGAGTATCCCAGAACGGCGGCAACCAAGCGGTGGTCTCCTCTTATTGCCGCTTACACTGGCTGCCGGATCAGCGAGGCCTTGCAGCTTCGCAAGGAGGACATCCGTGAAGAGTCCGGACGTCAAATTTTCGACCTGAACCCGCTGGCTGGCGGGATCAAAACCGGGATATTTCGACTCGTGCCGATCCACCAACACCTGATCGAATTAGGCCTATTGGAGTTCGTTGATGAGTCAGATGACGGGCCGCTGTTTGCAGAGGGCTGCTACACTCAAGTCGTAGCTCTGGTACGGACGGTTGTCACCGACGAACGAGTCCAGCCTAACCATGCATGGCGGCATCGCTTCAAGACGATCAGCCGCGACCTTGGGTTTGATCCGCGAGTCGTTGATGCCATCCAAGGTCATGCGGCGCGAACATCTGGCGATGACTATGGCGACGTGTCTGTGATGGCTATGACCCGCGTGATCGACGCCATACCCAAGGTCGCCAATCCGTCAGACCCGGAACTCCTCAGCGGCTTTACTGCCCATCAATGAGAGAGAGCTATGCGGCGGGCACTTCCCTATTCTGCTTAGCGGCCCCCGCTCATCCGTAACGCTTCACAGCTGGCCTGACCGAGCGCTCGCTACCCTCGGCGATGGATCGACGGCGTAGCACGAGGTGAAGCCGCCGTCTGGCTTGCTTATGAGCGCCACGCGGGCGGACGCAATTGGCCACTGCTTATCGCGGGTCCAGTAAAACTCGATGGGGCGGCCAGTCGTGATGATGTTGGCTCTCGCTTCTTGGTCCGCTCTGGTGTTCGAGGTTGCGATGATTGTGCCACGAGCCAGGCAACGGACGGCGCCGCGCGGCGTCGTTTCGGTCTCGAACACGACGTCGGACAGCGGCACGCCATAGATGTCCCAGCCGACGCGACCGGTCTCGTCCTCAACCAGAAGATGGGACGTTGCTTTGTCGAACCAGACCTTCACGCGACCGCCGACCGGCGGCGGATATTTGGCGATGTGATAGATCTTCGGCTTCTCGATTTTCACGGGACCTCGTCGGCTGCAGCGCCTCGCTTATAGGGGATGCGCGGAGCGCTCGCTACCCTACACAAGCCGATGGCGAATCAATACAGACGAAGCCTCCGCCCACCTGTGCTCATTGCAGCCGAGCGATCGATCCGAAATCCGGCAACCAGGTGCCATGTTCCGGTGCGACTGCCGCGGCCCCGGCACAGTGAGCCTGGAGTGCCCGCATAGACCGCGCCTTCCTTATCCCGACCGCAGCCAGCGTTCTCACGTTTGGTCACCGCCGCCGCCGTCGCGCTAAGCCGGCTGCTCGGCTGACTGGCCAGCATAGAAATCAGCCATGCCGAAGATCCCGCGCTACACCGGCACCGACGTCGAGAACCCCAGCCGCCCCGAGATCGAGCACTTCGGGAATTGCGATATCTGCGGGCCGCTGGTCGACAAGCGTGACCTGGGCCAGGTCATGGCGCACATGCACGGGCGCGAAGCGACCGACCTCACCGTGCGGATCCTGGCGAGCGTGTTGATCCGGCCGATGGACCAGAGCAAGTCCCCTTTGGCATTTGGAAAGGTTTCGGCGCCGCGGATATCCATCCGCTCGATCGTTTTCGTCAGCAGCTCGCGCTGCGCGCTGTCCGACCTGTGCGAATACCAATCGGCCTCGGCCAGTCTGGCTGCAGCAGAGTTGAACCTGTAGATGTAGATCTGAGCCAAGTCTTCGTGGATCTTTGCCCACAGCAGGCTCACCCTTCCGACAAGGATGGCATAGCCGTCCTCGGCTTCCTTCTGCTGTTCGCTCGTTGGTATCTTGATGACGGCCATCTCCGGAAGGTACGCGCCACCGGCATAATTGTCATCTCAGGGCGCAGCCCTCGCTACACTCGATCGCCTCGGCTCCTGCCCGCCAGTATCGGGTAGCCCTTCTCGCGCATGCAGGCGGTCATCGGCGCGCCGAACGACACTGGGGCGCTTTGGGCCGCGCGATCGATGCACTCGGCCTAGTCTGCCGTGAACTCCTCATGGGGGACGCCGCATTGGTCGACGACGGGCGTCTCCAGGGCGCTGTTGGTGCTGCAGGCGGCCAGGAGCGGCAGGATGGTCAGCGGGACGAGCGTGATGCGCACGCCGTCAGCCCTTCGGCTCGATGATCGTGTAACCCTTCGCGGCCATGCAGTTCGAGATCATTTGCGCGGACCCTACGAACGACGCCTGGCGTTTCTGGTCCTGGCAGACGACCAGATCCTGATTGTATTTGTTGGCGTCGACGCCTCGCATGTCTGCGACAGGGCCTTCGAGGGGGTGGTAACCGCCGCCGCAAGCAGTCAGGAGGGGTAAGGTGACAAGCAACATCAGAGGGATACGCATGGAACTGTTCTGCCCGACGGCGGCGCCGTTGTCGACTCTCAGCGCGGAGCGCGCGCCGGTCATGCGCAGCACAGCGCGCCACTGAACCTCCCGATTGGGGTGGAGTCTTTTGGAAGGCCGTACCCCCTCTCGCACCCTGCCTGATTTACACCGGCGACCTCCCGCCAGGAGACTCTCGAGCCCCAAGAGCGGCCTGCCTCCTCCGCGACCCATGTTGCAAAACATTCTAGTTTCGAGCGGCCTCCTCACTTGGGCTAGCAGATGAGAATGACGACCGCATCTTCCGCCGACGGTCATCTGGATCGTTGTCATTATCCGGCGGCTTGACCGATGAATTATCTTGGACTTCCCATTTCCGTTCGGCAAGGAACGCCGAAAGTCTGTCATTATTCCTACAGTTCTGACCCCGCCGACTGTTTGCATACCGCACTGCGCCGTCCAAGATATGTTGAAAGTCGATCGTTCCTCGTAGTTTTTCCAATTCCGCTGCCGCCAGTTTGTTCTCCTGCGCCATGTTACCCCTCGGGTAAGGGGGATACGCGGCCTTCAAGATCGTGATGACGGAGCGCGACTGTTTCGGCCAGCCGTTGTGTAACGGCTGGGTGTGCCCAATTCCGTTAAAGGACTCCTGCGCTGTGACAAAATCAAGGAATACCAATAGGGAGTAGGCAGAGGACTGCGCTGCGTTGACGAGAACGGCTGATCCATCAACTTTGAAAAGTTGATGGATCAGAGTTTCGACTTTGCTTTCAATTTCCATATTCATGACCCTCTATCTCTGGTTGAGATAGATCACTCAGACTGATTCGCATTTGCATAGCGATTTGTATTCGTTTGCATTCAGACAAAGCCCGCCCCTCAGTGGAAGGGCCGGGAATAGATCATGTATATTCAGACTCGCTGTCGTGGGTTCGCCACTGCATCGAGTCGTCGACGCGACGCTGGACCAGCGTTGCAAGCGACTCCGCGTCATGGCTTCCACCGTTGATATTGATCGTCGAGCCGCCACGACCGCCCCTGCCGCCGAGACCTGCGTCGTTATTCGGCTTCAGCATCGGGACGTTCTGAATGTTCTCAGCAGCTGAAGGCACGTTGCTGGTCACCGGGCCGGACCCGGCGATGCCGTTTTCGATGAACTTGCGATAGTTCATCGCACCGGCACGGCCCTTACCCCATTGCGATCCCGGTCCAACCCAATCAGTGAACTCGTTACCGTCCTTCGGACTGATCTTCATGAACGGGAACCGACCGCCGGTTCTCTTCGATCCGTTCGGATCAGTGGGCAGGCCCTGGTCAGTGTAACCGCCAATGGCGTGATTGCCCGCAAGAGCGCGCTGGGTGTAGCCGTCGTACTTCGCGAACTCCTTCGGGTTGCTCTGCAGCCTGCGGATTGCCGGACCGAGTTCACCTCGACGGATTGGACCGTAGAAGCTCCTCGGGTTGATCTGTCCGTCAGCACTGTAGCCAAGCATCTGCCGGAGGGACTTCCCTTGCATGTCCGCGCGGTTCATCAGGCTCTCAATAGTTCCGCCTTTGCTGATACCCTCGGTCTGCTGCATGGCAGCGAGATGCATCCTCAGGCTTGGATCGTTCTTCATCTCCTCGGCGAACTTTCCTCGGCGAGCTGCAAGGAACGCGTTACCCGACAAGCCGGCCCCGACATTGTCGGCCACCGATCCACCACCGCCAGTGAACGACGGGATACTGTCCTGGTTGACGATGCCACCAACTCCGCCTCGCCTGATGATGGTTCCGCTGCGGCCTATGCCGAAGTTTGGCAAAGCGCTACCCGGCACGCCATTGAACAAAGCGCTCGGAGTTCCGACGCCGCTGAGCAATTTTGTCATACCACCGGTGCCGCCGCTGCTTGATCCGCCGCCCATTATGGCGTTCTGGATGCCGCCACCGGTCCGATTTCTCGAACTGAGGTCGGTCATCCCGCCGCCTTGGAAGGCGATGCGCTCAAGCTTCGCGCCCATCTTATCGAACTTGTCGCCGATGTCGCTGCGGAGGCTGGTCGGATGGAAGAGCGGGTCGGCTCTGCCATCGCCCTTACCAGCTTCCTTAAGCAGACGCTTCCTCTCCCTCTCCGCTTTGATCGCGTCCTGAAGCCCGGTGATGTCGGATGCGCTATTGCCGGGCTTACCGTCGCCAAGCAACGCCATCCCAGCGGCGGGTCCACCGGCCACTCCAAGTGCAGTACGTGCACCAATGCGGGCGGCAGTGCCGACTCCAAGCAACAGTGCTGCACCACGAACAATGCCAATCAAGCCCGCGAGCACGGTCAGGACAGGCGCCAGCAATCCTAACGCTACGGACAAGCCGATGATCTGTCCGGTGAGTTTGCCGAGGACTGCGGTGTCATTACCATCCTTGCCCATGACGCTGGCGATGGATCTGATCGCAGTTGCGAAACTGTCAGCGACCGATTTGATGCCTGACGCGACCCCGGCCGCAAAATCAACAACCTTCGTGACGTTGGTGGATTGAATTTTGCTCAGCATGCCGTCGAGGGACTGCTTGATATCTGCAATACCAAAAGCCGCCTTAAATCCGTCGACGAGTTGCTTTGATTTCCTCCTGACGGAATCGAAATCAAGCTTATCGATTTTTGATCGGAACCAGTCGGAGATCTCGATAAATGGATCTTCGAAGCCTGCTCCAAATTTCTCCAATCCGAGACCGAACGCAGCCGAGATGCTAGACCACCGTCCTTGAAGCGAATTCAGCTTCTCAGCCGATGACTTGTCCATCATATCTACTTTGGACTTCACGGCCCTGAGCGTCGCAACGATCTGATCGACCGGCTTAGCCAGCATCAAAATCTCATCGTCCCATTCTGACCCACCGAGCCTGCGAGCAACCTTGGTTTTGTTCTGCTCCGACAAGGCGTTCAATCGCTGGAACATCTCGACCAGGACGTTGGTCGGATCGTTCGTCATCCGATCTGAAAGATTGTTCTTGCCACCGTAACCGAGCATGCGGGCGGCTTCGTTCAAGTCTTGGGCCTTCTGCCCGCGAGCGCTCTTGCCGCCGACAATAGTCGAGACCAGATTGGAGACGGCATTTCCCGCCTTGCTTGGTTGGATGCCGCCCGAGATGCCGACCGACAGAATCGCCGCAAGGTCGGCTTCCGACATTTTCGACATCGCCAGCGCTGCGTTGCCTTTCTTGAAGCCTTCAATGACCTCATCCGGGTCCGCGGCGGTCTCAGCCGACGCCACGGCAATGGCATTCATCAATTTCAAGACGCGGGCTGGATCCGTGTTTTTAACGTCGCCGCCGAAAATAGTTGCCGTTTTGCCGCTCAGCTTAATCAGCTGGCCGATATCGAGTTCGACCGCGCTCTGGGCCTTCAGAGCGCCTTGCGCGATCTGTTGCGCCGCATCCCGGCTGAATCCGGCCTTGAGCGATTCCGTAAAGGCATCAACGATCTTGCCAGACGAAACTCCGTACTTGATCGAGTCTTTATCGATCCAGCGACGGGACTGCTTGATATCGTCTTTCGAAAGCTCTCCGAAAATTCTGGCCTTCACTTCAGCGGTGTCGATTTCCATTCGGCGCTTGAAGACCGACGCGATGCCCGCAGAGGCGATGCCACCGACGATTGCGGTCCTCACTGGCGAGATGCCGTACCGGCTACTACCGGTCATGCGCGATGGAGCGGGTTCACGATGTGTAAGACTTGATTGCTGCCTGGTGATGGCGGCATGCTGCGACATGCGGCGATTAAAGGCAATTTGATCCAAGCGAAGGATTGAGGCGTGCAAGCGCTGTTCGCCACGCAGACGGGTTTCATGATTCCGCTGCCATTCCCGGCCATAATCGTTTGCGCCACGGACAGAAGCCTTTAACGATTGGTTCAATCGGTCGGTCAATTTCGACCAATTGCCGAACGCGGCAGTTCCGGCGTCAGCGGATGCACCAAACGCGCTGTTGAAGTTCTTCACACCGCGTTCAAGCCGCTGGATGTTCGACAGCAGTTTCCTGACGACTGGCGAAGCTTCGTCATGAGCTGTGAACTTGGTCATGACGGATAGGTTTTCGGACATGTTTTTTCTTTCTGGCAGCGATTTAGAGCGGCCCGCTGAATAGGGTGGGTCTTTTGGAGGGGCGTATGGGGGGCCGGTAAATGGCCTTTTAGGAATTCGTTGCGTTGAGCGGTCGGTCGATGCGGCGGCATACCGTCAGAAAAGTTCGGCCATCGATCACGGGCGCGCGGACACACCGCCGTCGACGTGCAGCGCTGGGAAGCCGTGGTGGATGGATCAATGCAGCGGATGTTTGGGCCTGCCCTTACACAGCAAGGTGCCTCGCCCGCCGCCGCGTCATGACCTGACGATTCGAGAGCAAGATTCTTTGATCGTGTGCAAGTTTTCGGTTGCTGAGGCCTCACCCGCTGTATACAAACTAGTCAACGAACGTTGACTAGAATGTAAGGACCGAGATGAAAGCAACTGGAAAATGGGTCGCGTACTATCGCGTCTCGACAGACAAGCAGGGCAAAAGTGGCCTCGGTCTTGAAGCTCAACGAGCGGCTGTCGCCGCTTATTTGAATGGAGGCGACTGGAAGCTCGTCAAAGAATTCACGGAAGTCGAGAGCGGCAAACGATCCGACCGGCCGCAGCTCGAGGCGGCCCGTGCTGCATGCCGGATGTTTGGTGCGAAGCTGGTCATCGCAAAGTTGGACCGGCTTTCCCGCAATGCGCATTTCCTTCTCGGATTGGAAGAGGACGGCGTTGATTTCGTGGCTGCCGACATGCCCAACGCCAACCGGCTGACCATCGGCATCATGGCAATGGTTGCGGAAGAAGAGCGGCGCATGGCTTCTGCCCGCACAACGGCCGCTTTACAGGCCGCTAAAGCCCGGGGCGTGAAGCTTGGCGGTCGGCGGACACACGCTGACGGTAAGCCAGTCACTTTAACTCTTGATGCGATTGCGAAGGGCAGGGAGACCATCGCCAAGCGCGCAGACGCCAAGGCCGCAAATGCTGCACTTGCCATCCTAGAGCTACAGGCTGCCGGCGTAACGTCACTTAGCGGCATTGCCTCGCGCCTCAGCGATCAGGGCGTTGAGACGCCACGCGGCCGTGGTCAGTGGCAAGCAGTACAGGTGAAGCGCGTCTTGTCACGACTACCGAAACAAAACGCAGTAGCTGGTGGTACTAACAAACGATCCAGTCGGGCATGATCGGCCGGGGAGTTTAGCATAAGCCCGTCGCGAGTCGGAATGAACTGAATGCAGCATAGTCCTGAAGCCAAGTATCCAACCGGAGAAACGTTGCCGGCCTTGGCGATCTGGTCACGATCCTTTGTCGGTCGGCAGTAAGGGTCAGCAACCGCCGGAGACGTGATGCACATGAAAGCCGCGAGCCCAGGATCTTTCGAGCATCAATCATCCACGGCGCCTCCAGGGACTGCAGCCCCCGGGGGCGAGGCCGTGACTGCCGTCCAAAATCTAACCCGCTTGCCGTCAGGCCGCCAACGCTTGCTGCTCTAGCGCCTTCAACTCGCCCGAGACTGCTGCTTGTTCCGCCAACGCGGCGGAAAGTTCAACTTCCAGCGCGGACACGTCAACGGCTTCAAGCTTTGCACGGGCATTATTGACTCGCTGGTCGGCGTCGCATTGCCGTCTGCGGAGATCATATAGCGCGAGGGCAAGGCCACGAGCGGCCCGAACGCCTTCGCCAACGTCATACCCCTCCGCTTTCAATTTCGCCGCCTTCTGGCGAGCGATAAATCCCGGTCGTCTCACTTCCAATTCCTTTCGCGTTCGGCCATGTGCTGGGCCGTGGTTCCGGTGGTATTCGAGCGAACGGCCCACCAGTCGCTGGGTAACGCCCGCTGGCGGCGGTTTGCAGCAACTTCGGCCTTCATGTCGGCCGTCAGATTGCCGCTCGATTTAGTGACCGGCGGTTTGTCGCTGAGGGCTGCAAACGACTCCGGCGCCTGGCTTCGCAGCGAGCGAATGAAATCGGCCGGAGCGATGCTGCCGACGTTCGGTAAATGGATCAGGCCTTGGTCGTTTAGGGTAGCCCCGGCAAGATGAATGGTCGCCTGTCGCATTGCGTCTGTATTCGGCTGACAGCCCTGCTTGCGGGCTTCTGTCAGGATCAAGGTTTCGAGAGGATCGGCCATTTACGCTGCCTCTCGTTTGAGCTGAGCCCGCGGCGTGACCGGCCGCCTTCCAAGGACGTGAGTGAGTAGATCGTGCTCTTTGCCATTATCGTCGACAAACACTACAGGCTCGTCCGTCGTCGCAAACTTAATGCGGCCGACAAGCGCGACCGTCAGCTGGTTCTCAAGCTCAGACGAAAGTGCAACACCCCGTGACCGAGTGTAACAGCGCAAAGCCGTAAGCGTATTGGACCAGCCAGATATCAAATCCAAGTTCTTCATCGATTCTGTTCCTGAGTCACCGAGAACCGCTTCGAAAGCTCGGCGAGGATGACTCGGCGCATCCAAGACGATCGAGAAATTAGTTCGGCTCTCGCTCGAACTTCGATCGCATCGACCATCGATCGAGGAAAGACCGTGCCGACAGTCCGAGTCGGTTCGGTCCACATGTTTGCTACGTTTAGTTCTTGCGGCATGAAATTTCCTAGTTGAGACATGGGTCAAGGTTTGCCCGCGCGATGACGTGCGGACGTTAGGGGTGGGTTGCGGTGTGGCGAGAGGTGGCAGGACCGCCCGGCAAATGCTGATGATCGGGCTGGCGGATGCGATATCGGCCAAAAATTCCGACCCCCAAAACGGAAAAAACCCGGCCGGTGAGGGCGGGGTTTTGCGGGTTGGGTGATTTTCAGAATTCTTGCAGGGTGTCAGGTCTTGTACAGGGATACCCTTCTTTTGTCAAGAGGCGCACAAACCGGATGCAAATGTCAGCACCCAGCTGTTAGGCAATAGCAGCGAATGTCATCTCAAGATCTGAGCCCCAGAATTGAGGAAACGCGCTGTTTTCAGGCATAAGTCGGACGACCGCGGAAGAAAATCACAATTGCTCTCTTTAAGGAGTGCGCAAGGAGCCGGGTCGATGCACCTCACGCTCAATCGAGAGTACACTCAGGACCGCTCGGGAGGTGTACCACGGTCGATAAGGTGACCACCCGGCGGGCGCCTCAAAACTAGAGCTGACGCGCTGTGAGACACCTAGGGTCGATCCTTCGCCCCACGCACGGAAACCACCGGCCTCCCCTTTCGAGGTCCGGTGGGGATTGTCAGCCTTAGATCGCCACGACCTTCTTGAACCTCGTTTTGGTGCGGTCTCGCTGATACCCTTCCCAGTGCCGGCCCTTCAAGAAGTTCTCCGGCCACTTGATGAACTCGAGTTTGGTCTCAACCGTCTCTTTCTTGTAGTGGCTGGCACCTCGCAGGATATCCTTAAACTTGGTCCGGCCGTCTTTCCTGATCTCTTCTAAGAGATTGCGTATCTTCGAAGGATCTACTGCCTTGGGGTAGTGGAATGCGAACTTGGCGACGGCATCGTCCGCTGACGGCCATTCTGGATCGTTGTCATTTCCCGGTTGGGTGGGTCGGACTTCATCAACAATCGAAGCAACCGGCTCACGCTCGACGCAGGCGGGCGCCATGTGAGGTGAGTTTGTGGGTGGAGTTTCTGAGGAGAGTAAGTGGGTAGAGTCGGGTGCGGTCACCGCACCCTTCCCGACAGGTGACCGCACCCTCCCTGACAGGTCACCGCACCCTTCCTTACAGGTCACTGCACCCTCCCCGGACTGTATGGGTGCGGTCACCGCACCCTCCTCGAATTGTTCTGCGACAACGAACGCACCCCATTCCTTCAAGCGGTACTCATTAACACTGTCCTTTCCGTCCTGATCCTTTGATCGCTGGACGCTCAGAACGACCTTGCCGGGGCTCAGCTTCTTTACTCCGTCGGAACGGGTTTCACGCTGGCCGGTTTCCAGTTCTTTGACGATTCGCTTTGCAGAGCGCACATCCTTCGCGATATCTGCTGCCAGCGTTTCGAAGTTCGGATAGGCACTTCCCCAGAGCCTCTCTTCGCCACGCCCCTCATTCAGCCGGTCAACGATGCAGACTATCGACCTGAATTGGGCGTCTGTAATTTCAGGATCACGGGCAAAGGAGCGGATCGCTTGAAGCTTGCGGCCAGCGGTAATCTGAATCTTCACACCTTCCGGTGAGGTGATGATTGGAGACGGGCGGTTATTGTCGTTACTGGATTTGTTTTTGCGGTTGTGTTGTGGCATGGTGTTTCCTGTGACGAAATAGGTTATCGGCCCCGGAGCGTCGACGCGCTTTCGGGGCTTTTTCTCGTGATGACGGATCACTTCGCGGCAGCTTCAGCCTGAAGCTTATCTAAAAGGCTGCTCAACGCACGGCGAGCTAGGTCGCTTCGCGAGAGCTTCATGCGGTGACGGGCTTCGTCGATGCGAGCCATTTCGTGGGTCTTAAGGCGAACAGCGAGAACAGGTCGATCGTTACAGGGGTCGTAGATGTAGGACAGGTTTTTTCTCCATGGTTGATGTTAAACAGAGGGAGCCCAAAAGAGGCCGATTGGCTCTTGGTGGGTAGGGCAGGAAGTGGGCACGCCGTCATGAATAGAAGAGATCACCTAGATGGTGATGCCTAGCATCAGGCCTGTCCACACGAACGGTATGTTTGGCGAGGAGTTCCCAAAGCGCGGTTTAAGCGCGGCGGCATTCTCCGCTGTCGGGCTAAAATTTGGTTTGGCCTATCAACCTGTGTTCTGGAAGGTCAATTCAATGGGTCAGGCTGGCCAAATTGATCAAATTGGATGGAGCACCGATGATGGGGGGCATGCAGACACGCACCGTGTCGATGGCCGCCGCCTAAGAACGACCGCAACGCCAAGGTCATCCACAACACGATCGCCTTCTTCATCGGCGGCATCAATCCGGGCAGGCAGCAAATCCAACGCTTGTCGGGGGCTACGGGACCTCAAGTATGAGGCGCGACGCTGATTTCTCTACGTTTTCAGATCGCGTAGCGAGAACAGAGCAGGATTCCGCTTCCTGTAAGCTGTCCCGTCACAAGAGGTCATATGGATGACCGCCTGAAGTTGCTCCTCCCGTGCACTGCATCTACTCGGGGGAAACAAAGATGGACGCATTGCTGCCGCACCGGGCCGACTACGACGTCAGCGGTCACATCGCTATTGCTGACATTGCTGAAAGCCTTGTGGTCAATGGTAAGCTCGCAATGGAAGCCGCCTTCAACAAAGCGATTATATGCGCCTCCACTACAACCTGTTGGTGACGTGCTCGTGCACCACCGCTATGGTGGTTATAGTCATTCTGGTCCCACCAATTTGATAGTGTCCCCTCCCGTGATTGAATTCGATACCCATCTAAAAATCGCCAGTTTGACAGTTGACGCAAACGTCAGATTAGCAGACGGCCGGCTCAATCTTGTGATTCTTCAAACCGAGCCAACGCCTCTAGAGTGGATTGGATCGGACGCATCGAGGCCATCCACGGTCGCGGTGATTAACGACCTACTCAATGGGGGGGCTCGACACGGTGCTCCCGTGCTGCGCGACTTGGCTCCGGGCCATCTTCCAGCGGTGATTATTGCTCCCGAGTACGCCTTCGGCTCAGGTGATTGGGTCGCCATTGATGCGGCGGTGCGGGCTAGCCCTCAACCGCTCGTTCTTATCGCGGGATTTGGTGCGACTAGGGGCCAGGACGTGCTGCAATGGGCTGCAACAGCCGGAGTAACCTCGCGCCATTTGGGATGGGATCAAGACGAGCAGCCAATCTCCAATGTCCTACGGGTTAACGGCGGGTGGTGTTGGATCCACGGGTTCGCTGCCGAGACAATGTGCATTGCACACCTGAAAAACCATCTTGAGCAGACTGCAGAGGCGCAGCTTGCGCTGGCATGTGGTCAGATGCTCTTGCGTATTGCCTTCAACGATCTGGACATTTTCCCCCTAATTTGTGCTGATCTTGTTCAATCTTATGCCGACGGGGAGGGGACAGCGCTAAGGCGTATCGAACAGTCTCTCGTGCCGAGTAGAGGCACCGTTCGTCCCGTGCTTGTCGCGGGCTCGACCTATCAAGTACGTCAGAACGACAACTGGAATGCGGCGATTAATTATTGGCTCAATGTAGCAACGATCGGCAGACCCACTGTGGTAGCGCTAGCGAACATCGCCAATAGTTGTTACCTGGCGGACGAGGCTACCGACAAATGGCGTTCCCTGTCTGGCGTCTATGCTCGCTTCACAGAAATACCACGCAATCAGAAGAATTTGCCGGCTGGTCGGGCTATCGAGAGCCAAAACGTTAGGGGGGCCGTCGTTCGAGACACGCGGCCTCAGATCGTTGGAGGGCCGATAGCGTGGAGTCCTTATGTCCCAACGGGCAACCTCTTTGTTTGGCACGCGAGCCTGTGTTGTTCTCTCGTTAACGCCGGCATATCAGCGCCCGTAACTGAGCCACCCCCGATCTGCCAAACCGAAGTCGCCCGATTCTTGCATCGACATCCGCCGCTGGTTACTTGGGCACCTCGGGTGGGCCAAGGCCTTAAGCGATTGGCCGTACACTTGGATGCGGGAGATCGGCCGACGTCAGAACGGCTTCTACGAACACTCTTGCACGGTGTTAGCTCGGGAACAATTCATGACCCGGACCGCTTGCATGTACCGGCTGTCGAGCATTCATTTCGAAATGCGATGTTTGCACTTGCAACGATCTCAACGTCGAAGGGAATTGTCTGGCAAAGCGATGATGACATTCAGGGGCAATTGCGGTTTGCCGATGAGCTGACAATCCTTGTTTGGCAGGATGCGGAAAGGACGCAACGTCAGATCTTGTCAGAGATTGTTGCTTGGAAGACAATCGTTGGATATCACCCACCGCTCATTGTTCTCTGCGATGGCCCGCACGGCGCGCCGCCTGAAGGATTGGTCAAGAGCGGCCGCAGAGCGAATTTTGGCGAGCCTCCGCCTGGAGCTGATGACCTGCATGTCGGAGGAAGTCTTGCACCAATCAAAAGTGATATCACGGCGTCGCAATTCGAGCGCTCCGTCGCTTGCGTAAGGCTGGACGCGGTGAATTCGGTCTATGCCGACTACGACGTGAGCAAGCCCGGAGACGAGGAAGATCTGAAAGAATTGATCTTGCGTCTTAGACGATACTTCAATCCGAAGGCGGCCTGAACGATGAGCATCAATGCAGATCTTCTTGAGAACGCTCAGCTAGAGATCAGCGATCTTTGCGAAAAGGTTGGATTTCGAATGGAGTTAATTCCCACGTTCAAGAATCTTGCTATTGATCCTCCGCGTGGAACGACGCTCTGGGCGAGTGATTATGCTAGCTTGTTACTTTGGCCGATCCAGAAAATTGGTGCAGAAGAATTGCAGTTGGCGGCAGAGCAAGGCCAAAGCTATTTCGACGAGTTGCTTGGAGTAAAAGAAGCGCAAGTGAATGGTCGCGTGGTCGATGGGTATCTCATTCTCGCGTTACCGACCGCGCCGACGAAAGATTTGCAGGTGATGATCAGGGAATTGGAACTCTCATTTCGAGTCTGCCGCAAACACATAATCTGGCCAAGCCCTTCGGAGGATCTCAATCAGCCCGTTGCTTCCAATGCCACTTGGGCTAGGATCGCAGACGTTACAGTGCTCGGTTTACCAGTTGCGGATACCGCAGGTTCGGCAGATGTCTATTGGCCTCGACTCGACAAAGAGGCCGAAAGATTATGGCGTGAATTGGAGGGTGTAAACCCGGCCACGCTCGCCCGGCAAGACGGCGGAGAAGATCTGTGAAGCACGACGGCATCAGAATCTCTAGACTTCACATTGAGTCGTTTCGTGGAATAAGCGAACCGCTCGATCTGGACCTAAGCTCTCCGATTACGGTGGTGTTTGCCCCAAACGGTACGGGTAAGACGACCATGTGCGAAGCTGTAGAATGGCTTCTTACTGCGCAGGTAGAACGTCTTCGCGAAGGCCAGACGTTTGATGCAGATGTTCTTCACTCTAAGTTCGCTGCCGATGACGCCGAGCCGATGGTGCGAGCCCACCTGCGTATCGGTGCCGACCAACGGGTGCTGACTCGTACGGCATCCGGTGCTTGGCTCCAAGAAATTCCGAAAGGTAAGGCGGCGCGGATCGGGGACCTATTGGCTATTTTAGCGCCTGCCGCTGCCGCTGCCGACGCTCATCACAAGACAGCTATCAGCCTTCGCCAAAACTGGCTTAGAGGAACGCGGTTTCTATCCGCGGAGGCGCTCTCGGCGTTGGTGGATACGGACGACAGCACCATTGAACGCCGCACCCAGGTGTTCGCGGACTTGCTCGGCATCCGACATCTATTGGATGCCGAGCGAAGCTGCGACCGCTATCGGAGCGAATTGACAAGTATTGAGCGCAGCATAGCAACGTCTATCCAAAGTCTTGAAAAATCGGCAACACAGCTTCGGCTTGAAATTGCCCGCGCCAATTCTCCGGATGGTCAAGCTCGTGTGACCTCCAGCTTAGCAGAAATCGAGAATGCGGAGCGCCAACTAGGGTCGCAACCAAAGCAATCTCGAGCTAGTTCCTCAAATCTTGGTCGGCGCATAGAGGCTGCAACTGCTGAACACGCTCGAAAAGATCGAGCGCGTCTGCAGCGTCAGACATCCTTCGACAGAGTTGCTGGTGATTGGAACCATCGGTTGGATGTGGAGGCCCAACTCAAAATATTGAGTCACGAAGAAGTCAATCTCGCTTTGCAATTTTCTAAGATAGAGGAGTCAGGTCGATCGATTGCCGCTGCCGTAGCGAGGTACACAGAAGAAAGGACGGCCGCTCAAAATCTGCTTCCCGGTCTTCAGCAAGTTCGAGATGTGTTGCCCCCATTGATAGCGCGGCTATCACAAACTTTGGCCAACGCGAGTGCTGCTGTTCCGTTGCCGTCTAACGCCACTTTTGGGCAGCTACGTCAAGCGCTCCCAGAAGTCACATGGACGTTGGATCAGATTCAATATCGACTCTCGCAAATTAGGACCGCCCTATCAAATTTCAGCCAAGCGCAAGCTGAACGCGAACGCTTGCAACTTCTGAACGCTCGATGGGCAGAGTTGCAAAAGTTTGTGCAGTCCGAAGACAACATGGCTGCGCTGCGGCGGGTAGCTGACCAAGCGAACGCAAGGGCTACCGAGGCAAGGAATCGCTTTGATTCGATGGCTGCCCCGATTTCTCGTCTCCAAGCTGCGGGACGAGAGTTTCTATCGCACTCGCACGGTGAAACGGCGTCGGATTGTCCTCTATGTGGGCATGATTGGAATTCGCTGCAGAATCTAAAAGAGGCGGTTAGCCAAACACTCGCTGGAGCGCCCGCGATTCTAAAAATCGCCGAAAGGACAGCTGCAGATGCAGCCCGTTTGGCCCGCGAGGCTCGCGCGACCCATCAGTCCGCTTTGGCGCGCCGCAATGACGTCGAAACTTTGAGATTTGAACTCAACGCCGTGTCTCAGGCTGTGCAAGTTCGGGCGCAGAACTACCGCGAACTCGGAGTCAGTATAGAACGTTCTGACGCCCGGGTCGTGCTCACCCATTTTGAACACCGGCTCCTAGTGGCGCAGGTATTCGTTGATCTCTACAGAAATGTCGATCGATTTGCATCGACGGTTTTTGAGAAAAATGTCGGTTCGCCTCTCCCTGATTTCATCCCGCTGGTGAACGCCACTGTACATCTTTCGGAGCTGACCAAGGGACGTGGCGCGGCGATTGAGAGAACTATTGCCTTGGCGTCGGCCAACGAACGCGCTGCTATCAAAGAACGCGATAGACTACGGGCCGAATTTATCTCGACTCAATCTAACTTGCGAAATTTGCGCGAGCGGATTGCGGCGGCAGCGGGAGAGCTTGAAGGGTTGCGGAGGCTGTGGTCCCAGGCGGCCGTCGACCGCGAATGGACACCAAGCGCTTTGAACGAAGTTCGGGCCGAACTTGCGGCGGAAGCGGCTCAACTTGCGATCATTGATACTCATATCGCAGCGGCGCGCAAATCGTGGTCCACCGAAGTGAGGCAGACGCAGCTATCTGAGCTTGAAGCAAATATCGCTCCGTTGAAAAAGCGACACACGAGCATCCGAAGGCGATTGTCGGCTGCTCGGCGCGCAGCCAAGACTTTTCACGAGGCGTATACCGAGATCAGTGGAAGGCAGGTGCGGGCTCTGAGCTGTGTCGTCAATCCGCTCTTTGCTCGCATGCATGCAAATCGAGTTTTTGATGAAATCGAGATGGGACAGGCTGATAACTTCCTCCACTGGTTAGCGACAGCTGGTGAAGCCCAACTCGATCCTAGAACGGATTTCAGTCAGGGGCAGCGACAGGACTTAGCGCTCGCGCTTTTCCTGGCACGTGCGCGCAGCCTCGGCGGGACGTTTTTTCTTGACGAGCCCGTGACACATTTGGACGATCTTAACCGGGTTGGACTGCTTGACGTATTCCGAGCAACAGTCATGGAGGGCAGTTCCCGCCAAAACTTGGTTGTGACGACTGCAAGTCGAGCTTTCGCTCGACACTTGGTCGAGAAATTTATGAACATCGGATCGGTGTCAACTCCCGAAGGATTGGTCAAACCCCTGAAGGTTATAGAATTGAGCGGAAACGCCCGAAGCGGAGTGAAAATGAACGTCTATCCCGTTCCCAGTGCTGCGTGACTGAGCGCCGAGTCTAAGTGGTCAGTCGGATGGGACAAGAAGTTCAAGTGGGTCCACGAGAACGCGACGCGGGATATTCTAAGTTCAACCAGTCCGATAGGAGCAAGCTGGCATCGGCTGCGAACAGTCCGATTATCGCTCAAGTTGCGCGGAACAAGCTGCCTGTTGAAAGATTCCGTCTCAGCAGGAGTATTCGATGCCGACGACCAAAGACAGAAGAACAGCGATCCGCACGCACAGAGGCTGGGCCATCTCAGTCCTCAACGAGGCCGGCGTCATCCGTGAATGCGAAGAGCACGGATGGATGCAGGACCGCGCTGACCCCCACGCCCGGGAGCACGCCTTCGATATCGCCCGGCAGGATCCGCCTCCGGGCCTCTCTCCAGAGGTCGCCGAGGCGGAGGTCCGGGAAGTTCTAGAGTCGATAGGTGACACATGCCCCGAGTGCCCGCCGCAATGAGGGCGGGCTCGCAAACCTACTTCTTTCGGGTTAGACGCTTTTCCACTCTCTTGCGGACGTTGCCAGCCTTCTTGATCGCTTTCTTCACCGCCTTCGCTGACTTCCCGGTCTTCTTGGATTCGTACCGGACTTCGTAGTCCTGCTTGCCCGCCACGCGGGACCGGTCCTGTTTGCGTCCGCGCGCCGACTTAGTCTTTTTACTACTGCCATCGGTTCCTCCTCTTTCGGTGTGCCGAAGTAACGGAGCAAGGATTTACCGGTTCCGGAACAGACTGATCTCTGCCAGTTTGAGCCGCTTGTTGCGTGGAGTTTGTCGGGGCGTTCCAGCGTAGGAAATCTGCCGAAATCAAGCATCAAGGTGCCGCTGCCGGGCTTCATCGAGCCGGCCGTGGCATCCGCGATCGACAGGGTGCCGTCCGGGTCCCGCTGGATTCACGAAATCAAATTCCACGGCTACCGGGTCCAGGTCCACCTTGCCAGCGAAGAGCTGCAGATATTCTCCCGGCGCGGTCACGACTGGACACATCGCTTCAAGAAAGTCGCCCACGACGCCTGGCACATCAAGGCAGGCTCCGCCGTCATCGATGGCGAGGTCGTAGTTCCGGCCGCCGACGGTATTAAGGACTACGCGGTGCTGCAGAACAAGCTCAAGGGCAAGTCGACCAGCATCGTTCTGGTCGCCTTCGATCTGCTCTATCTGAACGGGCGCGATCTCCGGAAAGTGCCGCTGTTCCAGCGGAAGGCCGAACTGAAGAAGATCATCGCCGGGACCGACGTCCAGTTCAGCGAAAGCTTCGAGGTCGACAGCCTGGAAGGCGTGGTGCCGAAGGTGCGCGACAGCGTCTACCCGACCGGGCGAAGCAATGACTGGGTGAAGAAGACCTGCGCGCAGCGGGAGACCGTGACCATCGCCGGCTTCGCGCCATGGGATCTATCTTGTGAGGAGCGAGTCCCCGAAGCAAGCAAGGAGGGCGACCGGCCCTGGATACACCTCGACGCATCCGGCCTGCCGCAGCGAGTCCTCCGTGAAGCCGCCGCACAGCACGCCGATGGTCGCGGTCTTCGCCTTACCTGCTGCTTCGGCATCGTAGGCCGTGTCACCGACCGCTACGACGTGGCCGTCCTATAAGGGGGATGCAGGGCTAACCCAGATCGACGGAGAAGGTTACTCGGAGCTACGGGACCTCTGTTCGGCGGTTTTCCCCGCATACGATAACTGTTTCCAAGCCCCACGCGACGCCTTGACGAGAGGAGCTCAATCGGTGATTGTATGCGCTTTCGACGCCGCACCGCGTCCCTCTCAAAGGAGAGAGACATGCAAGCATTTTTGAAATACGCAATTCTCTGTTGTTCTTGGCTCGTCGTGGGGTGCTCGGTTCTTAGAGCAGAGCAGGGCGATCCAACTCTATCCGCCGCTCGATGTCAGACCGAGAGAAATCTTAATGATTTTTCTGCCTGCTGGAGCCGTGAAATGATGTCGAATTCGCAGCGACAAGTAGCAGACTGCGTATCTCAAAGCAGCTCTCCGGCGGAGTTCGTATTCTGTGCGACCCAGAGACCCTTGTCTCAAACAGAACAACGCCTCGCCGCGTGCGCCTTTCAGTCAGGTGGAAACACCGCCGCTACCGCGTCATGCGCTGGCTATGGTTACCTCGATAGAGATCAGCAACGGCTCGTGGGGTGTATAGCCAGCAATGGCACGAACGTTTTTGGAGCAGCGATATGCGCCGGCGGCAGGAATCTAACTCCAGAGCAAGCAGTGGTTGCGAATTGCGCGGTCCAAACCGGCGGTCAGCCATTCGCTTTCTCCGGCTGCGTAGGTGGACAGCTTACGACGTACGAGCTTCAAAAATGTCTGACGATTGGAATCGGCGGATCGGGATGTTTTGGCGACAACAACACTGTGGTCAAGGCGGTACGGGATGCTTGGAAGGGCGTCGCAGGAGGCCCAAATTCTGTATTCAATAACCCCGGTCAAATAGCCGGCGGTCCTAACTCGATCATCAATAATCCAAGTCAAATTACGGGCGGGCCAAATTCGGTCATCAACAAGCCAGGCCAGATCGCCGGTGGTCCAAATTCAGTGATTAACAATCCCGGTCAGATACTAGGCGGCCCAAATTCCATCGCGAACAATCCTAGTCAGCTTGCCCCACCACCTATCAATCTTGGTACAGTTGGAGGACACCGTGTCTGTATTCCTTGGTGCTAG